AGAGCAATTGATGACGCTGGCATAACAACATCGTTACCTGATAAGTCTGTTGATAGACCATGTGGGTAATAAACACCCGCATAAGCATCTGCAACTGTATTATCGTCTGCCCATGCTTTGATTGCTGTGGTTGTACCTTCTAGTCTTAGTGGTGTATCACCAACGACAAATGCGATTTCTTTTTTGTCTTTGTTTAGTCCTAGCATTTCATCCATCATTTCAGGATAACCTGGAGCTGCGATTAGATTGAAGAATACTGCTTCAGCACGAATTCCTTCGTTAGATGCTAGTGCACCCTGCATTGCTTCTACAACCATATGACGTTGTGCGTTTGGACCGAACTTACCGGCACCGTCCAACTCTGTACCTGATACCCATTCCCAAGCACCATCTGTATAACGTTTTACGTTATATGTTGAATAGTCCATATTTACCATTAAGATATTTTCTGGGTGTAGTTCTGCGTTTGGTGTATTTTCGTGTTCTGTGCGTGATAGTGCGTTACCGAATTCATCATATGGAGCTGTATTTGAATAGTTACCAAATACTACACCGTTTGTTGATGATTGGTCTGCGTTATCTAGTTTGATCCACTCAGCACCGTTCCAACGATGAATTGTTGGGTATGGCATCGCATCTGAGTCTACCCAGATATCACCAACTACTAATGATGATGTGCCATTTTTACGATATGTTGGTTTTGCTGAACGTAGTTGTAGTTCATTAGCATATAGACCATCTGTGTCTTCTGACCATGCGTATGATACCCATTTTTGTTCAACGCCATCATATTCACAGCGCATGATTTCCATTGCTAAATCAGCATTATACCATAGTGTGCCTTCTGCTACTTCACCTTTTGGTTCTGATGAGCCCGCCTCATATGATAGTTCTTCCCACGCTGATACATATTGACTATTAGATGATGTAAATCCTAAGTCTGCCGCACCAGATGTGAAATTAACACTGATTGATTTGCCGTCTGTTCGTGTAAATCTGATTTTGTTTGTACCAACTTTTTCAACTTTCACGTTAGCTGCGTTCAATGCTGCGTTTGACTGCATTGAAACGATTACAGAATCTAATGTAGCCGTTGAAAAGTTAAATGTTGCTGCTAAAGAATGTCCACTAACAGAAAATACTGATGTGATGCTTGTCGTGTCTGCGATAGCAACTTCACTTGTTAATTCTACTGTTGTAGCACCTGTGTGTCTACGTAGTTCGATAACACCCAGAGAAGCATTTCTTCTTAGGTAAACGTCCCCAACTTTATCCAATGACGCATTACTTGCTTCATCGTCTGTTGTGTAAACTGGAACTTGTACCACTTGGAATGCACCTGCTACAGCATTATATGTTGATAGTTTAACATCTAAACCACCACCTTGTTTTGCCAATCTTACATATACATCACCTGCGGATGCTGATCCTGGAGCAAATGTACTGAACTGGAAGTTCGATGCGCCAGTGTCACCTAGTAGAACCCAAGATGTTCCTACTTTTTTCCAATATGTAACTTTTGCGGTTGATGTTACTACTGCGAAATCACCTGTTGAACCATACGTGTTAACTGGTGCTGCGTAACCTGAACTGTTCATAGATTCGACTAGACCTGTGCCAGGTGCGTCAACTAAAACGTCTGGTGTTACAGCAACCCAATCGTTACCATCAAATTCAAACATACCAAATTTTGTTTCGCTTGTCTCATGCCAGTATGTACCGTCAACCAGGACGCCACCTGGCTCTTCTGTAGATGCTTCTAATTGTGATAAGTCAATATCTGCACGAATAACATAAGCGTTGTTTGAAACACCTAGATATTGATATGCTGCTAGAAGACCATATTCACTTGTCTCTGCCCCTTGCACAACCGAACCACCTACTTCATAAAACTTCGGTTCTCCGAAAGTTTCAACTAGTTCACGCTGTGAAGAAACAAGATAAGCAACTCCTGCGTTTTCAGGTTTTGTACCTGGTGCTATTGCTGATCCTGAGGCATCTGTTTTATTTGACGCTGTTGCTACTACAACTAGCGGTAGGGTACCTTGTGACGCTGATACATACTGTGATTCATCAGTGACAATTACCGATACGCCTGGGGATACTAATGTCGCCATTCTGTTTCTCCTTATTATAAAAACATTTTCTTTTTATTAGTAGTATTTATGCAAAAAACAGAAAAAACAGCAGTTTTGAATTAACTACATAGACAATGTTTGTTCAACTTGACTATATAGTGCTTCTAATGTTGAGTCATTGTACAACATATTATCAAATTTATCATTTGTATCAACCCATTTCCATTCTGAGGCGTGTACATCATAACCTGACATTAGTTTTGATCCAGTCGTATTATCAAGTATAGCTGAACTGAACCATTCAGGATTTTCTCCTCTACGAACTTGCCAAACTTCTCCTTCAAGTTCTCGTATCATTTTCATTTCATTAGGAAAGCGAACATCGGGTATTACATAGTTGACGTGAGGATTATCTAGCATATGCTTCTTGACTAGACTGACCCATATACCGTCGTAGAAACCCATACGCATACAGTCAGTACCAAACTCTTGTAGAACTAGTCTAGGCGTTATTTCACGCCCAGTTTCTTTAGTCCAATATTCGTCTACTTTTTCACGCCACAATCTACTACGGTCAGTATCACCTTCAAGCAAGGCACGATCCCAACCAAAGACTTGTGCTACACCGTCTTTAAGTTTATCAGCAAAACTAATTTTTTGAAAGTTGTGATAGTCTACGAGTATGTCTGCTACTGTTCCTTTACCAGAACCTATTAGTCCACATATACCAATTATCATAAAATCCTCAATAGTATGTTATACATAAAGATAGTAACACCAGCTCCTAGTATCATTGAATACCAGAAACCCAAGTATCCTATCGTCAATCCGAATATAACAAAAAATATGAGGGATGTCAAGACAAAATATACAGTTTCAAAAGAAAATTTAGAGAATGTTTCAGCATCTACTCCAGAATGCCACATAAAAAACATTGCTAGTAATGCTGTAAAAGGTATACCCATAAGCAAAGCAGCCATTGTAGCACTACGTTGGGCAACCATACTAACAGTAGCTACAAGAAATCCACTAACAATTACTTTTAGTACAAATTCCATTATCCTATAATAAATCCTAATGGAGCAGAACCGTCTGTGAAGTTCTGTAGATCAAATTCTAGCTTTTCAATCATTGTGTCTGCTTCTGCTTTCATTTCAGCACCGTTAAGTGTTACACCACCTTGTGCGCCAGGTAGTGCTGAGAACTTACCACGTGCTTCACCTAACATACGCTTACAGTATGCTAATGAATAATCACGAATCCAAGACTTTAGATATGGGTCCTGCATAAGTTGATCTTCATTGCGATTTAAATGTACATGGATAAGAACAGTTTCGTCTGCTCTCATTTTACGTAGAAGTTTTAGTTTCTTTGTTACAGGATTCCAAATAAAGTTTATTTCTGTTGCTGCTACACGATTTAATGATTCACGGTATTGAGCAAAGAAATCATATGTTGCGATACCACCAATATGATTATTTAGAAAGAAGTACGAGTTAGCATATGCTAATTCAAATGGATCCATATCAACACCACCAGAAATACCATGTCCGAATGAACGATGCCAAATCTGTTTTACTTCTATAATTTCATCAGGAAGTGTATACTCTGCTACGTCTTCTTTGAATTCCATAGCATAGAAGTCTTCTTCAGTTGCGTTTTCTGAACGCTGACGAACTTTAGATATAGCAACATCAAGTGCTACGTCATAATGTTCTGGATCAAGTTCAATATCAATCATACCGTCACCTAGTAACAGTCTGATTTCTTTGATTACGTCATTTCTTACTTTATTTGTTGCCATTGGTAGTCTCCGATATACAGTATTTATCAGAAACTATAAAATCCTTAATATCAATGTTTGCTCATTGAAGCGTCCATTCATTTTTGTTTCAACACTTTTAACTGTGTCAAACTCTTTTTGAATAGAGCGTTTACCTAACTTTTTAAAATGTGAAACCTGTTCTGCTGGTTTGCGCATTGTTTTTTGTACACTTTTCTTTTCATCAAATCCAATCAAAGTTGTACCTTTAAAACTTAAAGTTTGATATTCAGCGGGATAGTATATTCCAAGTTTTCTTGTTTTTACATTATATACCATAACTGCCGAAGCATCAAGCACCTCGATTGGTTTTTGTGAAACGCTTTTTGTAGCCGCATCCTGTTGACAGTACTTTACTTTAGCAACTATTTTTTCTTTACTGACTGGTTTCTTTTTGCGTGGTGTACGATTTACTTTACTTTCTTGTACTAGCATATCACAAGCATCCAAAATGCTTTGGTACATTTGATGTGCTGCTTTGATATCTGCTTTCTTTAAGTGATTATAGCCTTCTTTAAGTTGTTCGTAATCTTCTTTCTTTTCGTCGGACATACGCTTAGGAGGATTGAGTAGTTCGTCATACTCTTCAAACACAGACTGATAGAATGATTTGATGTGTTTGGCATGATTTCCTTTGGCTTCTACTTTACGAAGAAGTTTCAGAGGGTCAAACTTTTTAAGAGTTGCTGGTTTGTAGTCAAAGTCTTCAACAAACTGGTCAATCTCTTCTGCCATTTCAACTGCTTTTTCACGTAGCAACTGTTGAATGTTGGGACGAAAAACATTCTTTTGTTCCTCAGCTTCCTTCTTCTCTTCTTTTTTTGCTAACCCCATTTCAATAATAGTTTCTAGTTTATTTTTTACATAGACATCAGCATCCACCAATGCCTTACTACTAACACCAGCAAGAGTTTTGATATAGTCGCTCACACCTTTATGATTTACAGGCATGCCACGTGTCAATGCTCTACAATAAGAACATAGTGACATTTCTATGTATGCATCAGGTACATTTCTAACAGCAGATATATGTTCTTTAGAATACCCATTATTTTTCATCCAATCAATAACCCAAGGCTTACCTTCTTTTGGAGTAAAATAATAGTTGTAATAATATGTAGTTCTATTACGTTCAGTGTAATACAGTTGAGCAGACATACGATCCGCATTAGTCCAGTCTGGTTCTGGACCTGTATACTTTTCATCAGCAAACTTTGGTAGTCTAGGTTTACCTGCTTTTTTTCTTTTCTTTAACACTGCCATTACTACTCCTTCTTTCGCTATTTACAATTAAGTATACATTTAATAGCGAAAATGTCAAGTTTTTACAAAATCTGTATTAGAATCAAGTTCCTGAACACGTGGTATTATATCAGCTTTCAATACATTAATCAATAGCGCACTTCTAAATTCTGTAGATTTATTTGGCATAGTAGAGTGTAAAGTACGACCATCATACATCAATACATCACCAGGATCACCTAATAATTGTTCGCCCTCTGTAATCAATCTGTTGTTATAATATTCTCTATTTTCTTCTAAATCTCTAAAATCAATCTTTTCTTTATGAGAGCCACGCAAAAATGCTGTTCCACCATTTTCTAAGGTAAACTTATCCAATGGAACGATTATCTGTACACCAAGTGTTTCATCCCTATCTGCAAACTCTTCAAAACGATACGGTGTATCAATGTGAGCATAAATTTTACTGGAGTTTGGACGAGTTGTTATACAATCTACAACATGAATATCCCATCTATCATTAAAAAATCTGTCAATAGATTCACTCAATTTCCAGACAATTGGTACCCACATTTCTTTTGGTGGTTGAGTAGTCCACCATACGTCATATTCACGTTCACCATCATGTTCTCCATAATACTTACCATCAGTGGCATTGCCTCTATGGTATCTTTCTGGGTTTGTTGCCCATAATTTAAATTGTGCTACTGTTAAACTGTCTAATACTTTTCTATGTTGTATTACACCGTCGCTAATAATTGATATCATTGATTCGCTCCGTTCATTACCTAAATATAAGATAAATACAGTTATAAGTCAAGGAAAAAGATTATGCCAAGATTAAGTTTATGGAACCCACGTAAAGGTAATGACTACAAATTCATCGATAAGATGGTAAAAGCTCACTATGAGCATGGTGGTACTGCCTTGTTAGTTCACAAATATATAGGCTCAGTAGATGAAAATGACGAAAACTATGATCCAGCGAACCCGCCTATTCAGGACTTGCTGTTTATGGAAAACCGTGATAGACGTTATGATACTGTAGTTTATGAATTACGTGGTGCTTATACAGTGACAGACCAAGATTTTGATTTGTCTCAATTTGGTATGTTTCTTGGCACAGACCAAACTATTTTTACAATGCATTTAAATGATATGGTAGAACGTATTGGTCGCAAACTTATGACAGGTGATGTTATTGAGCTTCCTCATATGAGGGAAGATTTATTACTTGATGAAGATGCTCCAGCAGTAAATCAATATTGGGTTGTACAAGAGGGAACAAAAGCAAGTGAAGGTTTTGATCCAGGTTGGTGGCCTCATATCTGGCGTGTTCGTTGTAAGCAACTACAAGATACACAGGAGTATTCAGATATCTTTGGTACTGGCGAAGCTGCTGATGATTTGAAAAACTTACTTTCTACATATAATAAAGAACTTCAAATCAATGAAGCAGTTGTAGAAGAAGCACAAGAGAATGTACCAGGCAGATATTATGATTATAGAAAAAATAACTTAGTATATGCTGTAGAAAATTCTGAACATCCATCTGATGTTGATTTCTCAACAGTTGAGAATGGAACACAGTTTCCACAAACACCAGACGATAATGCTTACTTCTTAAGAACAGACTATTCACCAAACAGACTATTCCAATACCGTGATAACAAATGGTACAAGATTGAAGATGACGATGGTTCATGGCAAGTTGGTAACTATCTACATCATCAATTTATCAACAATGATGGTATAGTAACACTAGATGATGGAACAGAATTGACCTCAAGAATAAACTTGTCAAAAGCAATAAAACCTAAGGTAGATTAATAATGGCAGACTTAAGACAGTTACACTTCTATGATGAACAAGTAAGAAGATACATTCTTCAGTTCATTCGTATATTCAGTGGTTTCAACGTAAAGACTGGAAAAAAGTTAAGTGATGGAACTAGTGACTATTACATAAAAGTCCCAGCACGTTACGGTGATGTATCTCGTATGGCTGCTACAATTCTTAAAGGTAACTCTGAGAACATTGTTAACTCAGCACCATTTATCGCATGTTATGTACAAAGTCTACAACCAGATAGAGCCAGAGTACAAGAACCATTCTTTACTGATAAAGTGAAAGTAAATGAAAGAAAGTGGAATGAGGAAATAAACGCATATACAGACGAAGGCGGCAACAGATATAACGTAGGCAGACTTATGCCAGTACCGTATCTTTTGAATATGCAGGTTGATGTTTGGACAAGTAACACAGATCAAAAACTACAACTACTTGAACAGATATTAGTTCTGTTCAATCCAGCACTGGAAATCCAACAAAACGATAACCCTATTGACTGGACAACTATTACCACAGTCGAACTAACTGATATTCAATGGACTAGTAGAGCAATTCCAGCAGGTATCGAGGATCAAATTGACATAGCAAGTATGTTCTTTCAAATACCAATTTGGATCAACCCGCCGGCGCAAGTAACAAGACAGAATGTTATTAGAAACATAATTCATAATTTATATCAATACAATGATTTAGATACGCTAGATTATGATCCAGACGCATTTGAATTCTTTAGAGATTTAGAAAAACAAACTAGTATAGTTGTCACTCCTGGTAACTATGCTGTGAATGTAGAAAATGAAAATGGAACATTTACAGTAAAAGTTTTAGAAAATGGAAACTGGGATAATAACACGACTTGGGATGAAGTACTAGAAAACTACGGAGAGTTACACGAAGGCATTTCTCGTATGAGATTAAAATATCACGGTGAACTGGATAACTTAGATGAAGATGTTGTTGGGACATTATCAAGGTCTAGTGATCCAGGTAAATTAATTTTAGCAGTAGATGTTGATACTTTACCCAACAACACACTTCCAGCAGTAGACAGAATAATTGATCCTGCTGCAGCAAAACCTGGATTTAGCGGCGTTCCGTTCCCAGCGGTTGGGCAAAGATATCTATGTCTAAATGATGCTGATTCAAGTTCAGTATGGGGAATTGATATTGCTAAAAATGATATTATAGAGTATAATGGAAGTAACTGGGTTGTTAGTTTAGATGCGAGTGTCACTGGAGTGACGCATTATGTAACAAACGCATTCACATCACAGCAATTCAAACTTGTCGATAATGAATGGGAAGACACATTCCAAGGTATCTATGAAAGTGGATACTGGCGACTAGAACTAATAGGTTAAAAATGATTAAAGCCGCAGGCGCTTGTATAATAGCAAAAAATACAAAACGAATTTTATTACAACATCGCTCTTTAAATAGTTCGTATCCTAGAAACTGGAGTTTTTGGGGAGGTAAAATAGAACCAAATGAAAATGTTTCTCAGGGTTTACTAAGAGAACTAGAAGAAGAAATAAAACTAGATGTAGAAAAAGATGTTATTAAAGTTTTTCCATTGGACCAATACCACGCAAGAGATAAATCGTTTAGTTATTACACATTCATAGTGGTAGTAGAAGAAGAATTTGTTCCTATAATAAATGAAGAAAGTGGAGGTTATGCTTGGCTTGATTGTAACTACTTTCCAAAACCATTACATCCAGGAGCAAAGAGAACATTATTCAAAAAGAAAAAGTTAACTCTGCTTAAATCCATACTATCCTCACTATAAATAATTATAGTGGGAGAAGTTATTGCATATAATTGATTTTAAGAAACAGAAATTTCTCAAGGAATGTAAAGAATACTTGAAGACTGGTAAAGTCTCAGACAGTCTAAGTATGGCTATCAATAACACAACTCCAGGACATATTGAGTTTTTAAAAACAAATCTAACACATGATGAAAAAGTTGTTATAGATGCGGTTGTTAAAAAAATCAAATCTAAATTCAGAAAAAGTATAACATCACAAAGACAAAAATCTAATATAGTTGCTTCAAGTGTTTTAGAAAATTTAAGCACACTAGACAAGTCATTTATAATACCAGAAGTTATGGAAAGATACCGTGAAAGTATAAATCCTGTAAAAGCATTATATTATGATTTACAAGAGATTATGTTTCTATATGATGGTAAAACTAAAAAAGAACATCATAAGTTTTTAATGAATAAGTTTTCTAATGTTTCAGATTTTGAAAACATCATACTTGCTATTGACAAAGATATTGAAGACTTAGAAAAATGTAAAGAACAACTTAAACGAATAACAAGTGGGCAATCAATACCAAACAGCAGTGAATATGCTAGAAGAGTATTTGATACTTATGAACAACTACATCAATGGAAAAAGTTATTTCAAAGATTTCCAGACTGGGTAAACGAAAACAAGGAGAGCGAACCCTCCTTGTTGAATACTCTTAAAAACTTTTTCTACGATTAACTTTTTCTTTTTAGTTCTTCAATTTCTGCTTTCAATTCTTTTATTGATTCAATTAACAGAGGAACTAGTTTTTCATATTGAACAGTTTTATAATCAGTTTCACCATCTAAACTTATAGGTGCAGTTTTAACAACCTCAGGTAGTACTGATTCTACTTCTTGTGCGCTAACACCTACTTGTCTAGTTTCTGTATCATAACCTAACTCAGCGGCTACCTCATTACCTGTATAGTAATAACCATTTAACATGCTTACCTTTTCAAGTGCGTTATCTATTTTTCCACTAAAATCTTTTAGTCTTTCATCTGAATAGAATGCAGTAATATCACCAGTTGCAACTATATTACCACCAACATGTAGTTTTTCTGCTGGTACGGTAGTTGTACCAGTACCCACACCAACATTTCCATTACTATGTACTACAAGTTGGCTATCTGCACCAGAAGAAATATGATGTATAGATAACCAATCACTGCCTACGCCACCTCGGATTACTAAGTCTGCACCGCTTGTTGTAGTTGGTCTTACTAGTTTAATCCAAGGGTCTCTGTTATCTGAATTTGTAGCAGCTACTATAATTGGATTATCGGTAGTTGATGATGTACCCGTAAATGTTGCTACTGGATCTACTGACTGTGATGCATTTACTACTAAATCACCGCTTAGTGTAAGTCTTGCATCACCGTCACTATTTGGAACTAATCGCATACTTTCATATACTGTTCCTCCGCTTGGTGCGTGTGTCCAACGGAAGTATTCGTCATTGTTGTCATTTGTACTAAATTCTAATCTACTGTCTGTATCACCATCACTTGTATTATAGAATTTGATACTCGCACCATCTGTATTCATACTCCAAGTAATACCTTCACCTGATGTAGTTATAGTGGATGATAGATATCCAGCAGTGCTATGATCTCCCCATCCATGTGCTGTATCCCAATTAGTAGTATCTGTTGCTGTAATACTAGCCGCTTCACTTGCTGAGAATATTGGATCTGTTTCTGTATAACTCGTTAGATAACCAGCAGTGCTATGATCTCCCCATCCATGTGCTGTATTCCAATTAGATATATCAGTAGATGTAATACCTGCGGCATCACTTGCTGAGAATATTGGATCTGTTTCTGTATAACTTGTTAGATATCCAACACTGCTATGATCTCCCCATCCATGTGCTGTATTCCAATTAGATATATCAGTAGATGTAATACCTGCGGCATCACTTGCTGAGAATATTGGATCTGTTTCTGTAAATGATTGTAGATATCTTCCATCTAAACTTGTGACAACAGTAGATGAATCATTTCTAGTTAGTGTTAAATTTCCAGTAGTAGTATCAAATGAACCACTAACTACAAATGTATCTGTATTCAATAAAGAACTGAAATCTACTGTAAACGTAGTATTATCATCACGGGTGAATGTAGCAATACCAGTATTAGAATCTAAAACACCTTGTGTAAGTCTTGCTAAATTAGTATCATCCAAATACAGAGTCAAGTCAATATCAGTCTGAACACCGTCTTCATCTATGTATGAAAGAGTATTTGTTGCGTTGTTGAAAGATATACTTGTTGTAGTTTCTACTGATGCTATATCTAATGGTGTATAGGTAAACGTACCAGTATTACTATCATATGTTAATGAAGTTGTTGTTGACGCGGCCGCAGTTGTTGCTGAGAAGTGTGCCCTAGTTTCATTAGCACTCGGGCCTGTGTATGTCATAACACCAGTAACATTGTCATATGTAAATGATCCATCACCACCGCCATCAACATGCGAAATAGATTCACGTGAACGTGATTCTGTAAAGTACATTGTTCCAGAAGTTGTTGTTGCAGCTGGATCTTCAACTACATCACTTGTACTAAATTCTGTAAAGTCCAACGCAAATGTAGAAACAGAACCATCATCAGTAATTTGTATTCCTTTACCATCAGTAAAGTGTGCAATTGCTTCAGCGTGGCTTGCGCCTGTGTAAGTCATAACACCTGTATTACTATCATATGTAAATGATCCATCACCACCTGTATCCACATGTGAAATGTGCGCTCTTACTTCTATTGCTGATGGACCAGTATATGTAATAACACCTGTTGTGTTATCATATGTCAACGATCCATCTCCGCCTGTATCTGTGACACTCATAGCAAGTCTAGCTCTACTATCTAAGTAGTAAAGGTTGGTTGCCCCTTCTAACAAGTCATCAGTTGTATGAGGTATAGGTCTATAAATTGTACCATCGTTTGTAAATTCCCATATATCAGTTGTTTCATTCCAACGTACATCTACTTTACTTTCTGTACCTCTGTTAACTTCTATACCTGCGTTTTCGTTAGGTGATGATCCTACATAATTACTATTCAATGTTACTATGTTATCAGCTAATAATATGGTTTCAGTATTCAATGTTGTTAGAGTACCTTGAACGTTAAGATTACCTGAGATATCAGTATTTCCTGTAGCCACATCAATTGTAAAATTACCTTGCCCGATATCTAGCGCAGTACCATCAAATGTAAAGTTGGCATCATCTTCTAGTTCACCGCCTACACCTGATACAACAACTCTGTTATCTGTTAAATCTTCTACTGCTGCACTCGCTAGGTTTGCTTGACCATCTACATCTAATTCTCCGAATACAGTTGTTACATAGGTTCCGATATTAACTGACATAGCAGGTATCAACGGACCTACATGTAACGTATTACCATCAAATGTTAAATTAGCGTCATCTTCTATTTCGCCATTTGTTCCTGCGATTAGTACTCTATTATCTGTTAAGTCTTCTACATTTACACTCGCTAATGTACTTTGACCAAGTGATGTAATTCTACCAGATAGAACATCAACAGTCATATTACCCTGACCAATATTGAATAGTGCACCATCCATTGTAAAGTTAGGATCATCTTCTAACTCACCGTTAGTGCCTACTATTACAATTCTATTATCTGTTAAGTCTTCAACATTTACACTTGCTAATGTAGATTGTGAATCTACGTCTAGTGCACCAATAACTTGTGTGTTACCAGTTGCTACCCCTACTGTGAAGTTTCCTAAGCCTATATTAAATTTTGAACCATTAAACGTAAAATTAGCATCATCCTCTAATTCACCAAGTGCACCAGCAATTACAATTCTATCGTCTGTTAAATCTTCAACATTTAAACTTGCCAATGTACTTTGACCTGATGAGTTTGTATTTCCAGTTGCTACATCTACTGTGAAGTTTCCTTGGCCTATATTAAATGTCGTTCCGTCAAATGTAAAGTTAGCATCATCTTCTAGTTCACCTAGTGTTCCTGAGATTACAATTCTATTATCTGTTAAGTCTTCTACGTTTGCACTCGCAAATGTTGCTTGCCCATCAGTGTGTATGGTGCCTCGGCTATAGATATCGCCGCTTGATGCTTGTACAAGGAAATTACTTGAACCAATGTTTAGCCCAGTACCATCATAAACAAAGTTAGCATCATCCTCTAATTCACCATCAACACCTACTATCACAACTCTATTGTTTGTTAAATCTTCTACATTCAATGAAGCTGCTGTAAGTTGACCATCAATATCTAAATCGCCACCGATAGCAACGTTACCAGAGATTGAAGTGTCACCTGTAGCTATATCTACTGTAAAATTTCCTAATCCAATATTGAATGTTGTCCCATCCATTGTAAAATTAGCGTCATCTTCTAATTCGCCATCAACACCAGCAAGTACAATTCTATCATTTGTGAGGTCTTCTATATTGGCGCTTGCTAATGTACTCTGCCCATCAACATCTAAAGTTCCATTAATTTGGGTATTTCCAGTGGCGTGAAAATTATGTACTTTTAGGTCTGTTCCTCTTGAACTCCAGCTATCAATACTTTCATCCCACAACCAAAATACATTTAATTCATCTCCACGATTAACTTCAAATCCAACATCATCTGTTGGACTACCTTCGAATTGATGGTTCATTTCAACAATAGGATCTGAAATATATGTATTTGTAGTGTCAATAGTTGTTATACTACCGTTAACATCCAAGTTGCCTTCAACAACAAGGTCTCTATTAATAAGAACGTCTTGTTGTGCGACAACCTTATCTCCGCTAAGAAATAGTCTATCACCAAATTTAATTTGTTCTGCCATAGTTTAATCTCACATTTAGAATTTATTATATGTCTATTTATCTTTATTACAAGCAATAAAAAAACCCGGGATAAATCCCGGGTTTCTTATAATAACTATTAATCCTAATATTATAGGAAAGATAGTGAGTTTGCTGGGATTGTGATTTTTGAAACATAATCCGCTGCGTTACCTAGTGATGACGCAGTGTTTGTTAGCTCAACGTAACCGTAACGAGTCATGAATGATACTACTGGTTCGAATGTGCCTGGATCAATCACAACACCTGATGACATTAGCGGTACGTATGGGCAGTAGAATGCTGCTGCGTCGATTTCGCCTTGGCCTTTGTAGCCTAGTAGAACTGGAGCATCGTCTGCTGCGTATGTGTTTACGTAAATGCGCATTGTGCCATTTAGTGTACCAACGAATTTTGTGTTTGTTGGTGCTTCGAATGTACCTTCAGTTGTACGTGCGAATGCTGATGTAGTCGCAGATTGTAGAACTGTTAGTGCTGCTGGTGAAACAACAGCCCAGTTAGCTGCGCCACGGCGTGTACGCTGTGCTACTAGGTTTGCTTGTTGGTTGATTAGTGTCGCTAGTACGGCATGCTTGTCACCAACGAATGTTGGAGTACCTGTAAAGGTTTGTGTCATGTCGAATGTTGCACCTGATGTTGCTAGATTTTCTAATGAACCTAGGATCTCTTGGTCGATCTCTGCAGTGATTTCCATAGCTAGTGCTGCCATGATTTCTGCTTCGATGTCTAGACCGTGCATTGCGTTAGCGTCTTGTGCCGCTTCAAAAGTCCAACGTGCTGATAGCTTACGTGTTTTCGCTTCAACAGTTTGCTTTAGAACTTGGATTGACATACGGTTACCCGCTGCGCCTTCCATTGCTGCTGTTGATAGAGGTGCAGCTGAGCCGTCACCTGAGTAGTTCTTTGCGATATCAAATGGTGATAGTGCTTCTGAACCTGCAGTTGTTGTACCTGCGTTGTCTGCGTAACGAACACGTAGTGTGTGGATCTGACCAACTGGGCCAGTCATTGGCTGAACGCCGATGATTTCGTTTGCGATAACTGTTGGCATAACACGACGGATAACTGGTAGAATCACTTTGTTTAGTGTTGCAATGTTACCTGCTTGTGTTGCACCTGCTGTAGCATTTTCGTTTAGTGCTACTTTTGTGTTTTCTAGTACTGATGACATAACATCACGCTTTGTGCCTTCTAGACCTTCTAGTAGTGCTTCACGTGTTGTGTCCCAGTTGTTTCCTTCAAAAAGATTTTCCATCTTTTCAGTCTCCTGTTTTAATAAGTTACAGTCCTGCTAATTTCTTTAGCACGACAATATCGGCATCGCCACCAGTTGATTGTGCTTCAGTTGTTGATTCACGATCACCTGTATGTTCAGTCACTTTGCCTTCTGTTAAAGTTGTTTTTGTTTCTGCCTTAGCAGTAACATTTTCGTTTAAAACTGCTGGCAGATATTTCTTAAATGCAGTTTTTAGGTTTGAAGTTTTTACTGATTCAAGTAGATCAGACATTACTCTGCGTTTCTCGTTAGCTAATGGTGCTAGAAGATCATCCATTACCGCTTTGCGGTTCATTCTGTCTTCCATTACACGCTGCTTACGAGATGCTTCAGTAATTTCTGCTTCCTTTTCAGCGATCATTGCTTCTAGTTCTGCAACTTTCTCTGCAGACTCGTCTAGCTTTTTGTTCATTTTTGCTACTTCAGTGCCTTCATTTAATTGTGAAGACATGAATTCGCCCGCAAATGCTTCGAACAGTTTACGACCAAATTCATTTTCTTTAGCCGCTTGAATGTCCTCTTTTAGCGTTGCGATTTCTGAACGTAGAGCGTTAGAAATTGTTGTTTCTACTAACTCTGCTGAACGCTTGACAAATGATTCTTTTGTTTTATTAAGAAGTTCTTTGCCTTCTGCTACCATGCGTACTTTAGTTTCTACTAATTCACGCTTGTCGTTGTGGAACTCTGCTAGTTCACGTGCTAGTTGTTTTGTAACGAATTCTTTAGTTTTATCTAAATTCTCTGCTACTTTAGCACGATCATCACGTAGTTCTTTAACTTCGTTTGCAAGTTGAGAAGTAATGAATTTTTCAAGGAGTTTTGCGTGTTCCGAAATTGCTTTCTTATACGCAACACGTTCTGCGATTAGAGCTTCACGGTCTGTTTTGAACTCTTCGATTTCAGTACGGATTGCTTCATTTAGCATATTATCCATAGCTTCAACGATGACACCTTTGTCATGTTCAAATTTTTGTGCGAACTCTTCACGCAACTCGGCTGTAATCTCCTCTCTTGCTTCATTTAGTTTTGCTTCCATAGCCTCTTTAATTGCCGCACCAGCTTCTTCGCTTAGTGCACCAGACTCTAGAAGATTAGCAAGGATTTCGTTTGCCATTGTTGCTTCTCCTGTTAAAGTTTTAGTTCACGAATGAACTTCACTATTTCCTCTGACAAGTACTTCTGTGCAGCCTTGTCATGTTTTACATCTTGTGCCAGCTGCCATGTTTGGAAGCCGCCACGCATGTTCATTAGTCCTTCGTAGATTGCCTTTGGATACGCATCCGGTGCGCTTGGCTGTGCTACGATGTCTACTGTGACAATCTCAAAATTACTCACATTACCCTGGCCATCAACTTCACCAGAACCACGAGATGAGACACCCAAAGTAGCGCCTGACTCGATTAGTGTTCTGATAATGTTGCCCATTGGCGTAGGAACAATTTTCAGTTTACCATAGCCGTTTGGTCCATCCATCCACATGTTTTCAATAATATGAGAAACACGATCAACATTTACTGTTAATTCTGGTGGGTGGTCACATTCTCCTAAGACTGGGAAACCGTCAGAAATTTTCTTCTGAACACTTTCCACTGCCTTAGATATTTCAGATACCGGATAAACACGTTGGTTAGCATTCTTCACTCCGCCTTGGACGAAGATGCCTTCCATGAACATGTTCTTTTCACCATCTTCACTTTCCACAATACGTGATTTCACGTTTGCTTGATTGTGTGATAATCTCTCAATAAGAACTGTCATTGGTTTCTCCAAATGAATAAATTATGATGTGATTGCTTTTGTATTCACACCATTATCACCTGGCTTTGCAGTTTGACCTGACATAGCTGGCGCTTTTTTGTTACCTGATACATTTACATTTTTTGTATTCATATCTTTTGGTGCTTCACCTTTGCCACCCGCTGTGTTACCATCGTGTGTTTTTACTGGTGCTGCGTTTGAATCGTCACCTGGACGTGCTGGGTTCGCATTGACTGGTGATGAACCACCGTCGCCATTGTCACCTGCTGAAGCTGATACTGCGTCAACGTATTCGTTTAGCTCTTCTTCTGATGATTCTTCTAAGTCTTCTTCTGACTCTTCTAAATCTTCTTCATCTGCTTCTTCTAGTTCTAGCTCTAATGATTCTTCCATGTCGTCTTCTTCATCTTCCATGTCCATTTCATCATCGCCTTCACCTGACATTATTTTTTCGAACTCTGCTTCTAGCTCTGCTAGTGCTGATTCTAGATCGTCTACACGTGTTTCCATGTCTTCATCCGCTTCATCATCGCCCATTTCTAGGTCGTCTAATGCTTCTTCATCATCCATTTCATCTTCGTCATAGATTTCTTCAGATTCGATTTCTTCAGCATCCGCTTCTAATTCTTCTGCTGATTCATCTTCTTCTTCATCTAGGCCTAGTTCAGCTTCTTCAAGCTCTTCTGACTCGTCTAGGTCTTCTTCTTCTGACTCGTCCAGATCCTCAAGTTCTTCTTCTACAACTTCGTCACTCTCGTTTAGAAGTTTTTCGTGGATTTGACGAGCGTTCTCTACGATAAAATCATGTAGTAGCTCTTCTGCTGCTTCACGCTCCTCGTTGATAAGAAGTTCTAGCACTTGTTCTAACTTACTTCTTGACATTATAAGTCTCCTTATCTTAGTTTAGCCACGAATTATGTGGCAAAATTGTAGAAACACTCTTGTTTCAAAAGTATTTATAGATAAAATATAGGTTTTATATGGAAACATTAAAAAACGGCTGTTTTTCAGCCGTTTTTTGGTTGTAGAGATATTTAGTACACTTACAGTTGATATAACATACTAGTTAATATCAAATATCAGGAATTTCTCCGCCTTCGCCGCCAGCAGCACCATACTGCTTTTTAAGTTGTGAAGATTTTATATTTTCCTGATATTTTCTGTACTCTCTAATCTTTCTTAACTTGGAAAGGTGCTTAAGAGTTAGACGAACTTTACGTGTATCGTCCAATTCTATTTTGTTTGCATCATCCTCGTCAGGAGAATAGTTTTCTTTTAATTCACTGTATCTCATAATAGTATTTATACTTCTTGTTCAGTTTCAGCGTTTTCTTCACCTGAAATAACTGAACCATCTTCAGTATCGGCATCAGTTTCGTCAAAGTCAAAGTCTTGATCATCAAAATCTGCTGGTGGGGCTGCTCCGACATCTTTCATACCGTCTGCTGCACCTGCTAATGAATCAACTTCTTGTCTTTCTTCACGCCATAGCTTTTCGTTTTCTAGGATTTCGTCTTCTGTTAGACCTAAGAAACGCTGTAGAGCAAAACGCTTACTGATATAATCTGCGCCTTCAATAGCAGAGAATACATTCATAGCTACTTGGTCTACTTCTGCTTGACGGAACTTACCAAAGTTCTGAGGAGTATTGAACTTAAGATTGAATAGAGAACTTTCTACCATAACACCACGATGTTTCAAGAACATTTTAAATTCACGGTCCAATTCTTCAACAATAAGTGCCTGTAAACGTTCACAATATTTTGTAAATCTAAACTCAGCTATCATAGCAGTTCCAACACGACCGTCAGTGTATGTTGATCCGCCATCTTCTAGTCCACCTAGGTATGATGGTGGAACACGTAGACCACGCATTAATTTATCATTAAAATACTTCAAGTCATCAATCTGACCTAAGTTCTCACCGCCTGGTAGAGTTTCAACTTTAGAACCACGGCCTTCTGCTGTCTGAGCAAAGAAGTAATCTTCCATGATTGATAGTGGATTGTAAGCACTATCTGTAATGTTCTGACCACCACCTGTTTTAGATGGAATACGTCTTTGATGAATTTCCCCTTTGATACGCTCTAGGTGCTGTCTTGCTTTGTGTGTTGGCATGTTACCAACGTCAATATAAAACACTCTGCGCTCTGGTGCACGTTGTACACGATAGATTAGAATAGCATCTTCAAGTAGTTCTTTTTGTTTGTAAACTTTAAAAATTGGTTCTAGTACACTAGTACCGAAAGGCCAGAAGTTATCAACACCTTCACTAAGTGACAAGTGAACAACGTGTGCAGCGTCAATCGGTGTTGATGTTTGTTCATTAACAAAGCGAGTACCGCCCGCACTACCACCAGTATAACCTTGTGTAGTATTACTGTTTAGATTAGGAAGTCCCATACCAGCACTACCAGTTTGGGTAAGTTTGTTTGAATCCGCAGTAATATTCATACTCTGTATATTAACATCAATATCTTTGATATAATATGCTTCTACTTTTTTACCTTTACCTTCATTGACAACAACTTTATCTACTTTAGCAGGATTAACCCAAAATAGCTTGTATGTTTCTGGATCACGAACAAAAACTTGGTCACCGTATTTGATGGCATTTCTAAAGATACGGAAGACACGCTTGTTTAATTCGTTAACATTACACCATTGTTTTAATGTACGCTGAATAATATCGTTTTCTGACTCAGTTGGATCTTCGTTGAAATCAACAGAGAAAGGCATAGCAGTTTGTTCATCACGCAATGTAGAGAACTCTGCGATAATGTCCAGTGCAGCATTAACTTCACTATCCATATCCATTTGGTCATACTGACTGTAACGCTGTACACGGTTTGGTTGACCCTGATAAACTTCAGGTAACCAACTACTGTAGCGATTGTTACTTGCTTCAGCACCATTGTTTGTAGACGGTGCCTGCTTTGGAGGCATTCCATCGTATGTTTTAAAATATTTTTTCCAAGTTGCCATCTTTACTTCCTATAAAGTTTAGTATAACATGTAAAAAGTCACATGTCAATAATTATCTCTGTAATTGTACTATCATTGATCTTATTTCTGATATCAGTGATGTCATTATTTCTATTTGTTTACTCTCGTCTGAAGTAACACCATCTTTTTTCATTTTAGATATTTCATCCGTCAACTGAGCTATGTTACCAGATAGAGATGATTCTGTATTATTACTTCTCTTTAACATTTCTTCAACCATAAGAGTTACATTTTTAGCATCTAATACTCCAATTTCAGTTTGACCTCTTTCAATCATTGGTTCAAGTGTTTCATCACGCAATCTTAGTGCCATTTCTAATCGTTTCGCATATCCAGTGACAAATTTTTCCACAAACGTAGCATTTTCAGCGATCATTTCCTGTGTTAGGTCTTTTACATCTACACCTATTCTATCAGCGAATTCTTTAAGTGTTTCATTTGTTCTTTGTAGATTTTCCTGCATTGGGATAACATTTTCACGTGCTGCTTGGTTTTGTTGTTCTTGTAAAGCCACAATTGCATTAGATTCTAATACGTTTCTTAGTCTTTGTAATTGTTCCGTATTACCAACAATAGCAGTAGTATTACCATTGAATAAATCAGCAAGAGTTGCAACACCACCAGCAGTCAGTGCTGCTCCTTCAACTGCTGCAGTTTGTAGATTAATTGCTCCTTTGATTGTGGTGGAGAGTGGTGTTATAGTCTCACTGACAAGTTTTTGTAAAGAAATACTTAACGCAGCCTGGGCATCATATAGTCCACCTAATGTAGTAGCTAAATCTGCCTGTTTTAAAACAGCAGTATTCATACCTTCCATAGCAACTACTGTCGCTCTTTCGACTTCTAACCCTGTTAGTATAGCCGTATCGTCTGACGTTAAACCAACAAATCCTGCATTAGCATCACCTGATGTTTGCCTTAATCTTGCTGCTTCAGCAACTGCTCGTTGTGAGGTTCCAGTATCTGTTAACAGTAAAGAACGGGAATCTGCGCCACGAGCAACAACGGCATCTAAAGCAGGACCGATATTAGCTAATGCTGTTTGAAATCCAGCAGTTCCACCAGTCTCAGTGGCCGCTGCCAATTGATCAACTATTGGAAGAAGTGCTGCTGTGATAGGATCAGCCAATAATGAAGCATATTGATCCGTTTGCACAAATGCTTGGTTTGATCCAGCTGCTAGTCTCATAGCTAGTGCTTCACCTAGTATGGAATCCATACCACCCGCCATACCTACAACTGCTTCAGCATTTTGTCTTGATCTACTATCTAGTGTGGCTAATAAAGAACCTATATCATTTCTACCTAATGTCTGCGCAATCATAGCTGCTGATTCTTGTAAGTTTATTTTCATAACGTTTGAAGTTGCAACTACAGTAGACATGAATTCTTCAGCGCCCGAACGTAAATCATCATTTGATATTTTATCTAATTGTCCCATAGAACGTACAGATTCTAAGTATGTTCCTGCTAATTCAGTTACTTCTCCAAACTGTAGACCAAATCTATTCATAAAATTGGCGCCTTCTGAATGTGCTAATTCGTTGGCAAAACTCAAAGATGCTTCTACGCCACGAACTCCAACTGCCTGTGAAAACTTTCTTGTGAATTCGGCTGCTTCACCTAAAGTAAATGAAGTTCTGTGAGCAGTTTCAGATAGGCCTATTAAACCTGAACTTAATGCATCCATTCCAGCCATAAGACCAGATTGTCTTATTTCTTGTGCAAAGCTAAATCTCTCTCTTGCTTGTCCTTCAGTATATTGTGTTACAGCATTTACTGCGCCCGCCACAGCACCCAATGCGGATGTGACTTTACCAAAAATCTCACCAATTACACCTGATTGTTCTCCAAGTTTTTCATACTGTGCTTTCATATTTGCGATTGTTTCAGAATAACCTTCTTTTTGTAGTTCTTGTGAACGTTTTTGAACATTTAATGAAGCTCTTGCTATACTAGTTTGCTGTTGATTTAATGTTAACAACTGTGACATTAAACCCAGTTGTTTTGTTTCTATAGTTTTAGTTTGTCTATCTTGGCTTGCCTGTGCCTTAACAGTGCCGCCAATCTTCTTAAGTTCGTTTATAGCACCTCTGAGATGCCCTTGTTCAACTTTATCGCCATTAGCTATTCTAGTAAGCATTGACAGTATTTGTTTATTAGCCGCGGTATTCTGTGACAAGCCGTTAGTTAATGCTTGTAATACCATTTTCTGTGTAGATTCATTTGCCCACTGTGGGACCCCAGGACCTAAACCTTCAATATATGTACTATCTGCCATACTTACCTCTCTTTTGAGTTATATTCGTATATAATTATTAAGTTAAATACAAATATAATAAATATATATTATAGTGTATTTATCACACAATGAGGTTATCAAAATGAATCAACTAAACAAATACTTCAGGAAGCCAAAAATTTATATAAAACTACCAACAGGTGGTAAATTTAATCCTGAAATGGAAACCACTGTTTTGGATGAAGTCGGCGTTTTACCAATGACAGCACTAGACGAAATAACATTAAAAAACCCAGATGCGTTATTAAACGGTGAAGCTATTGTAAGTGTTATTAGAAGTTGTTGTCCCGATATACCAGAACCTAAAAAAATGTGTAACATAGATGTAGAGGCATTATTTTTAGCAATACAATATGCTACATATGGCGATGATATCACACATGAACACAAGTGTTCCAAATGCGAAGAGATAAGCAGTTTTTCTGTTGATGTAAATTATATGCTGAATAGATTTCCTGAGATAGAATATATCGATCCGATTGAATATGAGGACTTAAAGATTCATGTCAGACCGCCAACAGTTGAAAATATAACAAGAATGTCGTTAATAGAATTAGAACAGAAACGAATGATTAAAAACTTAACTGATATAAATGACGATACGGAAGATTTAGAAATATCAAAAAAGTTTTACGCTAGTTTTAAAAAAATAGCTGAACACAACGTAGACTTGTTAACAAATACTATTGGAAAAGTAGAGGGACCAGATTTTGAAGTTACTGACCAACAAGAGATAAGTGAGTTTTTAGCAAATGTACCAAGTACATTTGTACAAAAAATAAATGAAGCTGTAACTAAACTAGTTGTTGGACCAAGACAAGCAACAACTATGAACTTCAAGTGTCCAGAATGCGAACATGAGGATGTCGTAGAAATGGAGATGAATCCTGTAAATTTTTCCACCGCTGGCTCCTAACTGCAAGTCAGCAAGATATAGCAGAAAAATCAAAAAAATTTGAAAAAGAGCTTGACAAGTTTCATAAGAATATGTTAAAGTTATCTTGGTATATGAGAGGTGGCGTAAATATAGAACATCTATATGATATGCCAGCTGAACATATAAACCATATTAATGATATAATAGAAGATAATTTTGAAATGAGTAAAAAAGCAGGAATGCCAATACTCTAAGGCTAATACAAAAAACACAACTAATATAGGCAACTAAAGGCAAAGACAATGGCTAATAATAAATCATACATAGTGGATCTGTTGGTCGGGTTGCCGACTCGGGATTGAGATTGCAGGTGAGGATCTGCTGTCAGATTAGAGGGGACGAACTCCCTTATTCTTCTCGTAACCACAAAAGAGTGTTCAGAATTCAAAACGACCGCGGCTCCAAAGGCTGTGGTTGACCAGTTTATAAATATATAACCGCTGATAGATTACTATAATACTATCAACTTACATGATATTTTGTCTGTTTAGGATATCATGAGGTGCCGTTGGTCCGAAAGGAGCAATACTGAGTGAAGGGGGAATCGCCAACCGACCCCGTAGTTACTGGCTACTAGCTCTAAAACAGAGGCGATGAAGCTATGGCAAGTTTTAGCTTTTCCGCAGTTGTCCCAGCATTGGGGCAATTGTGGCTTAGCCGCAGGCAAGTAATTAAAGATATAATATCTTTATAAAATAAAAACCGAATAAATCGATTGAGCGAAAGCGATATGAGATTTATGAGAGTTTTAGGTCTTTAGACCTTTTAAGTGAGATAAGAAATGGCAAGTAAAAGTAAAACAAAAGGAAGTAGTTATGAAAGACAAATGGCTAAGTTCCTTAGTGAGAAATATGGCGGTTCTTTTGTACGAGTACCTAATAGCGGAGCATATATCGGAGGAAGTAATAACTACCGAACTATAACGCTAAGTGAGGGACAAGTGAGAAGTTTTAAAGGTGATATTATTCCACCTGATAACTGGACTTACTTTAACTGTGAATGCAAGAATTATGCGGACCTACCATTTCATCAAATTATTACTGGTAACCCTGTAGCACAACTAGAGTCTTGGATAGACCAAACAATGGAAGTTGCCGAAGAAAAGGATTTGAACATTTTGTTCATTAAAATCACACGCAAGGGTGAATATGTAATGATACAGGATAAAGAGTTTCACAGCGGCATGTTTGTACAACCGGGTGTTGAGTATCAAAGTAGACATCACGGTAAGTGGTGGTTCCTGGGAGCTGAATTGTTTTGGAATAAGTGTTCTGAGGAAGTAGAAAGTAAATCAATTAAAGGTACTAATTAAAATAACCACCATCTGTAGATGCCTAGAGCATCTATAGGTACATATATCGCACTAGACATTACAATACCTGGATAGCTGTTGATATATGCAAACACTCCCATCATACTGTCTTTAATAAAGAAAAGACACATAGCCCAAAAAACCCATGTGTCTCCTAAATTAGCGGACACTATAAGTGCCGCAGTACATCCTGTGAATAATTGCGCCCATTCTAAGAATTTACTTGTTGTCATACAAGTATTTATTATTCTTTCTTTTTAGCACCTCTACGATATTTGTACTTCATATCTTTCGCTTCGGTGTGTACACCGTCTGGTATCTTTTTAATTTTACCACCTTTTTTTAGAAATTCTTTTATAGCTTTATCTGCTTCCTCACGTTCTTTTTCTAACTTTGGTGATTGTGCCCGTGTAATGCTCATTATTAAACTCCATTTAAAAGAAAAACCCGATGCATGACTGCACCGGGTTAGTTTCATGCTCTGTGTTGAAACTATAAAGAAGCTAGTAGTGATGAGAGAGGTGAGAGGAGACACTAACTTCCTTATATAATATTACTATAGCATATTATGATTCGCTTGTCAACACTTTTTTAAATTAAATATTCATCATTTTCGTTTTCCCATTCACCAATAGCATTACGGAAACCTAGAGCAAGCATGCCGTCATAATCGCACATTTCTTCCCACTCTGAGATAACTTCGTCTAGTTGTTCCCGGCTAAGTTCGCTTGGGCTTTCTACACCAAAATGTTCTTGGATCAAACCATATGCCCATTCCGTGACATGACCCTCAATCCAGTCTAGCATCTTGTGTGCTTTATATACTTTAAATGGTTCTTCTGACATTTTACTTTCCTTAATGTTTCTGATATCTTATATATAGTACGATTCGTTAATAATGTCAAGTACTAATCGTCTTTTTCTTTTTCTATTTCCCAACCTAGTGTTTCTAGTTCATCTTTAATGGTCATCATTGGAAACTCTGATAACATATCATATCTCATATAATCACTGTCATCGTTCCATTCACGGATAACAACAAGATTATCATTTTTATCTAAACTGCATGTTTCTATAAACGCTTTATCTGCTATGAAGTCTTCCATAAGTTCTTTTACTTCGTCATTTTCATCTGCTCTATCAAAATCAGAACACCATTCAATGTACGCTTCTTCTGCGTCCCACCACTTAGTTTTCCATTTTTTTAATGTATAAATTTCTTTTGTCATATTACAGTTTCCAGTTCTACACCAGGTTCTACCATTTCTTCTTCTTGTGTGAAAGTAGTAAAGCCGTTTTCTTTTATAACATTTAGCACATCACTTACTCGACCTTGAAGTTCTTCACGGTGTGATACCAAGAACAGTGAACGTCCTCTATCACGTACCATCTTCTTAAGAACTGCTAGTGATGCTTCAACTCCATTTGAATCCATACCGCTGTCAATAAGTTCGTCAACAAACATAACATTGATTGTCGAATAAAGTGATTCAAAAATATCACGGAATGCCCATGAAAGTCCAAGAATAAGTCTGTTACGTTCTCCACGTGATAAGTTATCAAAGTCTAAGTCACGTCCAAGTTCGGTAATTTCAACTGACAAATCAGATTGGAATTTGACTTCGTGTGGTAGACCTAACTTTTCTAAGTAGAAATCTAAACGGTTGTTCAAATAAGATAAGTTTTGATCGATAATTTTCTTACGTATGAAACTATCTTTATTTGTAAGTAACTTTAGTAAGAACTCCTGATGGTCTTTATAAGACGATAGACTATTCATAGTTGTGTAGTCTAGTTCTTCTAGTGAACTGTCACGCATATCTTTGATTTGTTCTGAATAAGGGTCTTCTGTTTTTCTTTTACTATCGATTTGTTCTTGTAACATTCTTACAGAATTTTGATGTTCATACGCATCTTGTAAAGAATTGTAGAATACTTCAGGTTTATCTCCTAAATCACCGATATCATCTATTACACTAGTATACTCTTTATATCTTACATTATTTTCTTCCAGTGTTTTAGCTGCTTCTAGTTTTTGTTCTTCTTTAGAAGCAAGTATACTTTCTTGTTTACTGTCATGCATTTCCTGACCACAAGCATAACACTTGTGTTCTTTCAGCATTAAAATTTCAGCATCTAGTTTTTCTATTACTTTGTGTTGTTTGATATTCTCAGTATCAATACTGTTAATCCATTTTACTGCTTCGTCTAAACGTGTTTTCTTTTCGTTGTATTCTGATAACAATGATTGATTTTTTATTTCAGTATCAATATCAATGTGAGATAAAGAATCTAAACCAGACTCTAAATCTGATAATTCTTTTTCATGTTTCTCTGACCAGATACGTTGTCTACGTTCAATATCCTTGATAGATTTAAGAATACGTTGATTAGCCTCTTCGATAGATTTTAATCGATATTCTTCTTCTTTCATTTGTTCTTTCGTGTCTTTGATATCGTCTTTTAGTTTATCTGCTTTGCGAGATAACTCAGTAATACCTAATAATTCTTCAATAATTTCACGTTGATCACCAGCTCTCATTGACAAGAAAGGTTCTGTATACGTATTCAGCGCAACAATATGTTTAAACATACCATGTGAAATACCAATAATAGAGTCAACTTCCACCTGTGTTTGACGCATTTCACCTTGTGCTTCATCTTGTGATTCATTTACATCTACTCCATCACGTATTAATCTAAAAACGTTAGGTCTACGACCACGTTCAATTCTAAATTCACTTCCATTATATTCAAAATCAACAGTTACTAACATACCTTTACTATTAGTTTTGTTAATTAGATTATCTTTTTTGATGTTTGTTAGTGCGTTACCGTACAATCCATACGATAAAGCATTGATAAGTGTTGTCTTACCTGTACCATTACGTGATCCATCACCTCCCAAATCTAAGTTATTACCTAGAACAAGAGTTAGATTATCACGTTGTAAGTCAATAGCCTGTGTTACATTACCTACGCTCATAAAATTACGTATAGTAATATTCTTAATTTTTAACAAATGTTCACCTTTATCTTGCGAAATGTCCAGATTGAATTGGATCTAAACTAATCTCATTGATATTAACATAATCTGGTTGTTGAATCAACCATAAAATAACTTCAGCTATGTATTCAACATCTATTAGTTTTCTATCCGGATGCTTCTTAACTACACTTGGTGTTGTTAAGCTACCCGGAGATAAAAGTGTTGTTTTGACATTTGAACCGCCGATAGTCATATAAGTTAAGTCTCTGTTGTATACCTTTAGTGATTTCTTTTCAGTTGGGTATCGCCATGTTCTACCCTTAACACCAGTATCTGCTGTCGAACCCATACTTATAATGTGCGCCGTTCGTTTTTCTTCTAGTAACTTTGTATAAAACGTTTCTAAGATAAGAGTTTGTTGGTACTTCCAAAGTGCTGCATTATTGATGAATACATTGAAATCATCGTCAATAAATTTTTGTGCTAGTCTATCCTGTTCGTCAGATTTGTCTAGCTGCCAGCCAGTGCTCCTACTACAAGCACTATAATCAATACCACCCACAGTATCAAAAAGATCGCATATCGCTTTACAAAGTCCATAGTCTCTATTTCCTGTTATTAGTACACGTTTGTTTTCCATGTTATAGTCCGTTATATATCTCTATAAGAGTATTTGTATTGTAACTACCATCAAGTGCAGATAGCTGCGAAACAACAATTTGGTCTATTGTTTCAAAATGTATCTCAGCACCTACATCTTCAGTGTGTTCTGATAACTTGATAGGTACAAGTGTGATATCTCTTAAGTCATAGGTTTCTACAAATGTATCTTTGATGAAGTTTGCTTCTTCATATGAAATATCGATATCTAAAGAGATACGTATGGATGATTTGGGTAACAAATACTTATCTGGGCTATCTAAGAGTTGAGATAGTTTGATAGTCTTATATTTAGGAGCATCTGACCAAGCAAAAAACTCTGGCTCTTTATCCCATTCTAAGTACATCCACCCACGTTCATCATCCCACGCATCAGAAAAATTATGCGGGAATGCATTACCGGTATAGATAACATTACCTTTTACTTGTCGCTTATGAAAGTGACCCGTGAAAACATAATCTTGGTTCTGAAACATTTCAGATTTTAGTCCGCCGTGATCTGGCATTTCAACCATAGCATTCAACATAAAGTACGGAAGTTCAAAGTGACCAAACATATATTTTGATTTTACTTTCGGTACTTTTTTCCATTCATCTCCAACTAACCAACTAACTAGCGCAACGTCACCTTCTACATGTGTATCTCTGATTAGATGAACATTTTCTAATTCTTCTACAAATTCAACAGAGTTTATATCACGGCTTTCCCGATAAAACAAATCGTGGTTACCTAAAATCATATAAACATTGTCAAATGCTTCACTTAGCTTTCTTAATCCTTGAATACTCCACTTCATAGTAGAGATATTAAGACTAGCACGATTGTGGTGCCAGTCTCCACCAAAGATACAAGTCTCACATCCTTTAGCGTGTGCTTGTTCAATGAACCAGTCTACAAATGCGTCACAGTCTTCATTATGCTGTCTTGCATTATTTCGCATACCATAGTGAATGTCTGTAAAGAATGCTAATTTGTCGAATAGTTTAGTCATCGTCTGCGTAAATCTCTTTAATAGTTTCAGTAGGGATTTGTTCGTCTGTAATCTTAGTACTGGTAACTTTTTTCCAACGTTCTTGTGATTTCATTTCGTGTTCAAGTTGCCTTGTCCAACTTGGTGCTTGCCCTGACTTCTCTAACAAGTCATCACGAATACCTTGATTTTTCTTTTCAATATTAAGAACACGGGTGAATGAGTTGTTCACTGCGGCAGTGTAATAAGCAAACGGGTTATCTGATTTCGCTTCATTAAACTGTAGACCAATCTGTGTCAACTGTAGTAGAGCTTGTCCACGCATTTCGTCAATGTATGTATAACCACGCCAGTTAGCACGTTGCGAATAACGCTCAACTAACTTGATATACATGTTTGCTAGTGTTGCCGTGATACGACCAGACTCTAAATCAAACTCTTTATTTTTGTTAAAATGTGAAATACCAACTTCAGTGACCTCATCATTTCTAAGAATGTAATGCTTATAAGGTGGGAAGTTTAGTTTCACTTTATGATCTGCTACTGTCTTTGGGTTTTGTTTACGTCCGGGTTCATCTGGAATGTGTTCATAAGTCATTACTCGAAATACAATTTCTTCTTCATTGAATGAAGTTGGATCCACAGAAAAATCTGCTTGTTTTTTCTTTTTGTCTGTGTTTAGATCCCATGCTTCTTTCTGTAAACGGTCAGCACGATTTTGTCTTGCCATATCCATTAGACCGTTAATTTCTTCTTTTATGTTTAATTCGCCTGATATATTATCAATAATAATATCAAATTTATGATACAAATCTCTGTCTTCAAACCAACAAAAGTTTGACTTAGATATGTGGATTTGTTTTAACATATCTTTGTTGTTTAAATAATTTTGACCTCGTCTAGCCATGGTATACTCCTAATATTACATTAATTATACAACCAGAGAAAGCAGTTGTCAAGCGTTAAGTTCGTACATTATACGCAGATAAATACTGCTAAGATTTAGGAGAACCAGTATGGCTTACAATCCATATATAGAAGAACAACCAGTTTTTATAAAGGACCCAAGTAATAGATTGAAAGAGGCGGGTTTGAAAGAAAATACCTTTTACTTTCCTTATACGCCTACTATTAGTAGTATAATCAATACAAACTATAACGTGGCAGCCACAACACATTCAAATTATCAACAAGCATTTTTTGAAAGTGCTGCTAATGCTAGTTTTTCTATTGCTGCTCCAATCATAATTGAAAACGAAGAGCAAGGTAGACATATCATAAAAGCATTGAACTTTTTTAGAGGCTCCATGAAAATGAGATTTGGATTAAATGATAAAGAAAGAGGTCTCCCACCACCTGTATTACGTTTTACTGGTCATGGCGTGTATGTAAATGTTCCTGTTATTATAACAGATTTTACATATAACTTAGATTCTGATATGTCTTATATTGATGTAGATAATTTAGATAATGGAGAACCTGTCAGACTTCCAGTAAGTAGTACATTTGTTATGACATTACAAACTACATATTCTCCTAAAAATGTAAGAGAAAACTTCACACTAGATGCTTATCTTAGTGGGCAACTGAAAGGAAGAGGTTATGTATAAGAAACATTCTCCATGGAGTAATACTACTATTCTATATGATAGAATTTTAGATATTCAAAAAAGAAGATATATTAAAAAAGATCCACTAGATGAAGAAATTCTTATACCTCAGCAATATGATGGTAGGCCTGATTTGTTCAGCTATGAAAAATATGGTACATCGAAATATTGGTGGATTTTTTCAGCAAGAAATCCAGATACGATACAAGATCCTATAAATGATTTTAAGGCTGGTACAATGATAAGAGTTCCACAAAAGAAGAATATTGAGCGAATGGGATAAAGAATGGCGGTAAGGTCACAACGTAATAATAATCCTGGTAATATAAGGACTAATTCAACAGCATGGGAAGGAAAAGTCGGCGACGACGGCTCTTTCGTCACCTTTGCTACACCTGAACACGGTGTTCGTGCTATGACAAAAACTCTTTATACTTACCAAGAGAAGCATGGCAAAAGAACATTACGAGATATTATTGGTCGTTGGGCGCCACCTAATGAAAACAGTACAGCAACTTACATTAGTATTGTTTCTAAAGAAACTGGTATTAATCCAGATCAGCCTATAGATTTACGTAACAATCCAAAAACAACAGAGCGTGTAATCAATGCTATGATTAGAATGGAGGGCGGTAATAGTGCTGTAAACTATTTTAAACCTCATGTTTCAAATGGTATAAAGATGGCAAATGGTGAAGTTAGCACACCAACCTCTAAATTAGGAAATAACACATTACCTGGATTAGGTAACCCTGATATATTATCGGAAATCGCACCTGAACTTCCAGAAGGAGTGGGTACTGATAGTCAAACAAGTACCGCTGGACCTACATCAAGAGGTGGTCGTAGAGGATCTGATATCCAAACAAGTACCGCTGGACCTACATCAAGAGGTGGTCGTAGAGGATCTACAGATAACGTATCAACATTTAATTCTACTACATTTGAAAATATGACATCAGTTTTGAATTGGTTAGAAGATGAAGACCAATTTTGGGAAAATGAGTTAGATTTTTATGAAAACTATAGTTATGATTTAGAATTTCTTGTAGTTCCAGTTGGTGAGTCAGAAAGTTTTTTAAATTTTAAATCAGTATCATTCGAACAAATAATTAATAATCAGTGGCCAGCAGAGAATTCTAACTATGTTACTATTGCTAAAACTGGGTTAACAACAGAATTTACAGTAGATAATCTACAAATAAGATCAATGGGAACAGGGTCAGGTGATGTAAACAAAATGGTAGGTACTGGTGTATCACTTTCATTTGACTTAAGACAAGTTGGTAATACTAGTATAAATGACACACTTATAGGTATCGTAATGCTTATGGGCTATGCATCTATTGCGGATGCTACATATTATATGAAAATTAATTTTAATGGTTACAATTTAGATGATCCAACTGACGCCCCACAATTACCAACTACAAAAGTTATACCATTCAAACTTAACAAGTTAAAAGATATCACAACTACAACTAACGAAACTGGAACTATTATAACCTTAGAAGGTACAATAATTCAACAAATGGCAACTTTGGCAAATGTTAATATAACAGAGTATCCATTCGAATTTACGATCAAAGACACACTTGAAGAAACTATCAATAGTTTTATAGATGATTTGAATGATGTTGTTAGTTCTCCAGAAAATACATCATATACCGCTGAACAGTTAAGATTTTTAACTGAATATGAAGTAAGATTTGATTCATCTATGGACAGATTTAAATCAAGTTCAATGATATCGAGTACAAATGTTAATACAAGTGCAGGTAATAATACTGTTTCAAAAAGAACTAACTCTATTAATAGCGGTGAGACAGTTGGTAATATAACCCCTGGGTTGAGTGTCATTGACGTTCTACATGACATATGTATTCAATCTGCTGAAATTAAAAAAGAGATATTGGTTGAATCTGAAACATTTAATAATGTTATACGAATTGAACCGGATGTTATACCTAAACCCGGCGGGTATAATGTTATAACAGGTGAAACAGGTTCTACTGTAATCTATAACATTATTATGAAACGTGAATTTATAGACCAAAATGCTGCTAACCAATTGTCTAAAATGCAGGAAGTTAGGAAAACTCTAGATGAGATATTTGGCACTGGTAGATGTAGAAAAGTTTATTATTATCACTACACTGGCTTGAACGATCAGATTTTAGATTTGACTGTTTCATTAGATAGACAACTAATAAAAACATATAATACACCCAAAGATTCATTTACAGCGTTTACTTTTTTGAAAGCAAATTCTAATTTGCATATTGCGTTAAGTGAAAAACAACAGCAAAAGGTGGACGAACTACAGCAACAAGCTAATGACATACAAAAATTAATAGACCAAAAAGACGGAGAAGCCGCAAAGTTACAAGAGGAAATTGCTGGTGAAAAATCTAAGTTATTGTCAATTATGGCAAGTCAAAAACGTTCTACGGTTGCCAATGCACCACCTGGTGCACGAGATGAATTTGAAAAGAGATTCCAAACTTTACAAGAAGCATTAGATAATGGAGACTCTGTATCTTTAGCAGCACTACAAAGAGAATTTCCAGAAGAATTTGCTGAATTAAAAAACAATGAAGGTTTTAACAGATTACAACAGTTAGACAAACAACTTAAAGAAATTAATAATCAAAGAAATACAGAGCAGGCAAATCAAAATAAAATAGACTCAAACATAAAAAGACGTTTTGAGGAACAATTAGGTATACAGTTAGGTGATGCACTCCAAGCACAGGCAGCTAAACAATCTGCTACACTTTCACAGTTTTCAAATGGTGGATTTATACTAGCAGAAGAGTTAGGTGATGATTTGATATCTAGTAAGATGGATAGTAAATCCTTTGGTGCGTTACTTGATACTTTGATTTTGAACCCTTTAATCTTTAAACGTGCTATTATTCCATCACTTATGGAGGAGAAGAAACCCAGAGTATTCAAAGTTCCAGATCAAGAAGAAATGGAACTAGCAAGACAGAAGTTTTATGAATCTTTAGATGGTGATACAAGTATGCATCAACTTAGTATGACTATTAAAGGCGATCCGTTTTGGTTGGAATATTATTTAACTAAAGAACAACAGAGAACGCATTTCGGTCAAAACAATACAAATGATAATAATAAAGGATTTTTTACTAATATAAATGGTAACAATTATTTTGTTCTTGTTGTGAATAAAGCAGATGGGGTCGATGAACATGATAACATTATGGTAGAAGAATTAGAAATATTCATATATCTAGTTCGTTCTACTATAAGTTCATTTAGTGGTGGAATGTTTACACAAACATTTGATGCTATAAGAATACCTGTACCTAGATTCTTTAAGGATATACCTAGACTGGAAGCAATAGACATAGAAGAAGAGTTGGATGCTTTCGGAGGATTTGGCGATACTTCTATAGGAGTTGATGGGGTTACAGGTGGAAATGGTATATTTGCTGTTGACGAAGATGGAAACATACAAGGTGCTGGAGGCAATGCAAACGTCGGTGGTGGTGATGGTAATGGTTTTGATTCTATAGCATTTCAGGAAGGGGTAGATACCGCGGTGTCAAATCCAACTGTTGGTAACCTTAGCGGCTTACTTAGTACATTAGGTGGAACAAATATCAACACAGAAGATGCACAATATCTTCTTAATTCAATGGTTGCTGAATTTGGAGAAGGTGTTGATGGATTACCCGATGATCCCGAATTGCGTTCTATATACACCGAACTTATGACAACTGCAGCAGGTTCAGCAGGAATTCCAATAACTGATTTAGGATTTACCGAATCAAACTCTACGCCAGAGTTAGATAGTATAACAGATAACACTGACAATGTAAAAAAAGTTGAAACTTTAACTGAAGAGTTAGAAACTGTAACAGAAGAACTAGATGTATTTGAATTAGACCCAGAAGTAGAAAAAGAAAGAATTAAAGAAAAAGAAAGATTAGAAGAAGAAAAACTAATCGAAGAAAACAACACTTCTCCGTTTGTTTTAGATACTGTGACAGTTCTGACTAATCCAGAAACAGGTGAAACGGAAACAAGAGTGCAAGTCAAACCTTCATTGATAGATCAACCTGTTATTATACCTAAACCTCCTGGTGCGTTACCTTCGCCTGCTATAGACAATGGAGACGGTACAATAACAGTACCAATTACAACAGCAACTGGTGATATAATAACAGTTAGTGAAGAAGTTTCTAAAGAGCTAAGAGCTGCAAATGATATATGGGCTGATGTAAGAAAAGCTATAGAAAACTTACCTCGTAAAGAAGTACAGGAAACTTTTGATTTTGGAGATGGAAATGTAGAAACGTTTACTGAATTGTATCTAGTTTGGGATGAATTTCCAGATATACCATATACAGACGCAAACGGTAATACACAAGTATTAACAGCAGAAGATTTAGGAATAACTTCATTTTCTGATAATCATGGTCTAACACCAGCTGTAATGAACAATTTTATAAGTCGTATAGGAAATATATTTCCGAACATAACAACAGCGAGAAGAAAACAATTAGATCCTGAAAATGCAGGTGGGCCATTGAGAACAGAGATAGGCTCACTTGACGTATTTACACCAATAGAAGAGGCTGAATGATATGAGTTTACAGAATGAAAATACAAACAACTTTGCTAAAAGTGTAAAAAGAGAGAGAAAACGTGGTGAGAACCCGGCTCTTAATGCTGTTAGTAGTGGTATATATCATGCTATAACTGTTGGTGGCAAGCCTGATCCCGAGGGACGTGGTAGAGTCGCAGCTTATATTCCTAAATTAGGAGGTGATCCTGATAACCCGTTATTTTTTCAGTATGCTTCGCCATTTGCTGGAGCTAATGCTAACGGTTCATATGGTTTCTTTTCTACGCCGCCCGATGCTGGTGTAACTATTATGGTATTCTTTGCTGACGATGGTGAACTAAGTGAAGGTTATTACTTTGCTGTGGCGCAAGAAGTACCTGACGTTGCTGCTGGTGGTGCAGCTGGCAAAGCAAAAGCTGACGGTACCGGTCAGGGTGAAGGAAGTTTTAAAAATCAACCTGCTGCTAAATCGAACCACATTGAATTATCTAAAGCACAAGGTAAAGATACTACTGTAATAGATAAGAAGATGGACTCTGACTCCAGAGCGGCAAGACGTAATGTAGGTACAGATTCAAAAGATATTGGTCTTTCTGATAAGCTAGATGGAAAAGACGGATTATTTCGTGTTAAAGAAGGAAAAGAAAAACCAGAAGACGAGGTTACTACTGGTAGAAATCAAAAGAATACTTCTAACAATAAGAACACAAAAACAAAGAGAAACGAAGAAGCAGAAAATCATCCAAGAAATATAAACACTGCTACTCAAGGTATATATGCTGATTCAATAAGAGGTCAAACTACAGCGAGTCCAACTCGTAACGCAAGTTATAAAGAACCTAAACCAAACTCTGTGTATGGTTGGAAAACACCTGGTTCAAATGCTATTACTATTGATGACGGTAGTGTAGGTGATGACGGTTTTGTACATCCAAATCAGATTAGAATACAAACAGGCAGCGGCGCAAGTGTCATCTTAGATGGTACAAACGATATGATTTATATGATTAATTCCACTGGTTCAGGTTGGGTTGAAATTGGCGCCGCAGGTGAAGTAATGGTATATGGGCAAGGCTCTATATCTATGAGAGCAGAAAAAGATTTCAACTTACGTGCTGACCAAAATATAAACATTGAAGCAGGAAATAATATTAACATGAAAGCAGGCAATGATTATCACATTAATGCTGATGACCAGTTTCATGTAAAAAGCGGTGGAACACAATTCTTCACTAGTGGTGGTGCAAATCATACAAATGTAAAAACAAATATGTATGTCACAACAGGTGGTATCTTACATTTGAATGGTCCAAAAGCAGCAATATCTCCTGGTATATCTACTGTATCACATGCTGATATTCAAAACTTAGAAACAACAAAAATAGACGAATCTGTATTATCTACAATGGTATCACATGAACCTATGCTTAGAAAGAAACCTGCTCCTGCTAATACCAGTAGTTCGAGTGATGGTGGTTCGACGGTAAACTCTGGTAGCATCCCTCCAGTAAAAGAAGATCCACTAAGTAAAATTAGAAATGATGAATCTGAACCGCCAGCAGAGCAACTTACTACTGATACATCTATAGAAGAGCAAACAGGTAACGGTTCTGGTTCTGTTAAATATATCAGTGGTTTCTCCAATCAAACAAGAAACAAACCAATTCAAAATAGACTGTTTAGTATACTAGAAAGAGCAGCAGAATCTGCAGGTGTCGATGTTGATATTTTCTCTGGAGGACAAGATCCAAAAGGCACGCCAGGTGGACGTAGAACTGGTAGTATAAGACATGATAATGGCTTTGCTGCTGATGTTTGGATTTATAGTAATGGTAAAAAACTAAGTTGTACTAGTAACTCTGATTTGCCTATTATGAAAAAATTCTGCCAAGCATGTTTCAGTGCAGGAGCAACAAGTATTGGTGTAGGTCCAGGTTATATGGGTAATGTAGGTATTCATGTTGATATCGCTCCATCATCGCCAGCAGCAATTTGGGGATCATCACATACTTCAGCAACAGCGCCAAGTTGGTTAAGACAAATAAGGACAGCGTAATATGATTTATGATAAACGAAAAGGATCATTGTTAAATTACATTCAGCTTCCGTTGAATGTTATAACACCTTACGGTACATATCTAGGTACTGGTTATGATATCAATGAACAACCTTCGTATACACTTTCGTATACACGTGTTAAAACATTCCCAGCAAATGAACTAGTATTCAGTAACATGAGCAAAGATGCTATTGTTAACGATGTTATACCTTCACTTGAAATAAGAAATGGTATGATAGGTTACAATTATGAAATACCTGATGTTGAATTTAAGTATGGATATATCACAGTTGCTTCACAGCGTGTAGACATTTCAGAACAAAAAGTAACAATTGATGCCGCAAAATTTATATTAGAAAAACAATTACGTGCTATTGGAAATGTACTTGAAAAGTTCGTAACACAACCGTTAGGTCAACCGCAATTCGATGCTTTGATACATTACTTCTACTACGAGGGGGTTGACAAAATAGAAAATCACAATATTATAAAATTAATCAATAGAGAGAAGTGGTTTGAAATAACAGATGAAATACAAACAAACATAAAAAGAGGCGACAAAACGGATGAACGTCTTGCCGCCCTAAGGATTGAAACTGCTAAAATGTGGAGTTATGTTCCTGGATTTTAATCAGTCGGTCTTTCGTCAATAACCTTATCTGCTAGTCCATAAGCTACTGCTTCATGTGCGCTCATAAAGTTATCACGTTCCATATCAGCTAATATTTGTTGGTATTGTTTATGTGTGCTGTTATGTTTGACATAGATTTCAGTTAAACTTTGTTTCATTTTCAGAATTTCTCTAACTTGAATTTCCATGTCAGTCGCTTGACCACCTGCACCACCGCTCGGTTGATGGATCATATGTCTTGCGTGTGGTAAAATATATCTTTTACCAGCAGCACCAGCTTGTGCTAGTAACGATCCCATAGAACATGCTTGCCCCATAACAGTAGTTGACACATCTGGTTTGACAAACTGCATAGTGTCATAGATCGCCATTCCCGCAGTTACTACGCCACCGGGAGAGTTGATGTAAAAATGTATATCCTTATCTGGGTTTTCACTTTCTAAGAATAGCATTTGTGCGCATAGTAAATCTGCTTGGTAATCATTAACTTCGCCTGTCAAAAAAATGACACGTTCTTTTAACAATCGGGAAAAGATATCATAACTGCGTTCACCGTTCGCAGTTTGGTCAACGACCATTGGTACAAGATTGGGCATTAAAAAGTCCTTGAGTTTGGTTTTACCATACTTTTAAAAGTATCTAGTTCTTGGTTAAGTTCTGCTATTCTTTTATATGCTGTTTGTAGCTGACCCTGTAATGTGAATACTTCATTTTCAAGAATTTTGATCTTTTCAGATGATGTATCCTCAAAAGGTTCCCAAAGAACATTACTACTAACCTCAACTCCATACTTGTCGAAGTTTATTAGATTAGATTCGAATTCTTCCAATGATATTGACGGGTAATCGTCATAGTCAAATTCGTACTGTACATCTACTTCATAGTTTGAATAGTCTAGTTCTTCTAAAAATTCTAGTTCAAGTTGTTTATGATGCATGTTCATCTCCTTCACGATGATATATTTAGTCTATACTAAAAAACTTTTGTTGTCAATATCTTTTTTCAAAAAGTTCGTAGTTTATATGCAGATAAATACTCTTAATCAAAAATAGAGAGAAAACTATGGCAATTAGATTCACAGGATTTAGTACAAAAAATAAAAAGGCAATCAACCACCGTCTTTTTGATAAAGACTTGGTGATCGAAGACTTAATGAATCATATTATGACTCGTAAGGGTGAACGTGTGATGATGCCTACTTATGGAAGTATTGTACATGATATGATTTTTGAACCATTAACACCAGATGTTAAGGGTATAATAAGACAAGATTTGACTGAAATTATAAATGAAGATCCTAGAGTGAATTTAGAAAGTATTATCATAGATGAATCAGAACATACATTAAACATTCAAATACTTGTTTCAATCATTCCAACAAGTGAAAAAGTTGAATTAACAGTTAATTTAGAAAGAGAATAATATGGGTCAGGAAAGAGTTGACAATTTATTTGCGGGCGAGAGTTGGAGTGCTGTTTATACAGCATTTACAAACATTAGTTTAAAAGCATATGACTTTGATACTATCAGAGAAGCATTACTATTATATGTACAGGAAACATATCCTGACAAATATAATGACTACATTGCTAGTTCAGAATTTATTGCTATCTTAGATATTGTTGCGTATTTAGGACATTCACTATCATTTAGACTTGATATGAATACCCGTGAAAACTTCTTAGATTTAGCAGAACGCCGTGAGTCTGTACTAAGACTAGCAAAAAATCTTGGCTATATTAAAACAAGACCTATCAATGCTCGTGGTTATATGAAAATCACAAGTGTTACTACATCACAAGATGTTACTGATAATGAAGGGAATTCTCTTGCTAATACTACTGTTAACTGGAATGATGCTAATGACGTTAACTGGTATGAAAACTTTATTACAATTTTAGACGCTTCTTTCACAAAGAATTCAAAAATTCAAGACCCTATTGCGAATATGACAGCGTTTGGTATAGAGAATAGTCTATACGAAATTAATGAAAACAGAATAGCTAAGAGTATTACTTACCCATTCTCAGCAAATGTAGCAGGTGCGAGTAGAAGATTTGAATCCGTACGTGCTGAATTTGACGGAGACAACGTAATAGAAGCAGAACCTATTCCTACTAAAAACTTTACAATTGTTAATAGAGATGACAATCTTGGTCCAGCTTCTGATAGAACAGGTTTCTTTATCTTCACAAAACTAGGCGAACTTGCTTTTGAAAATTTAAGTTATACAAAAAGACTATCTAATCGTGTTCAGATTTTAAACGATACGAATATTAGTAACTCAGATGTTTGGATTCAAAGATTAGATAATGAAAATAATTATGTTTCTAGTGTATCTGTTGTAGATAATGACAGTAGAGAAACAGCAATTTATAATTCTCTAAGAAACGGAAATGGTGATCTAGCTAGTGTCACAACTAACATAGATAACTCTATTCAAATCAACTGGCCTGACGGCATCTTTGGTAATGCTCCTTTTGGTAACTATCGTGTTTGGTATCGTAAAACAGACAATGAAAACTTTACTGTAAACGGAAATGATGTACCCGAAGCAAGTGTTACTATCCCGTATATTGGAGCAGATGGTAGAAATTATGCACTTACAGTTACGCTAACAACTACAAGAGATTTCTCCGAAAACTATGCCGGCGAAACTTTTGAAAGTGTAAGACGTATTGCTCCACGTGCTTATTATTCACAAGACAGAATGGTAAACGCACAAGACTATAATATTTTCCCACTAACACTTGGTACAAATGTTGTAGAAAAAGCAAAAGCAATTAACACAAGTTTTGCAGGTAATTCACGTTTCTTTGAAATGGATGATCCAACAGGACATCATTCAAATGTTTCTGTAACTGGTACAGATGGATCAGTTTATATTGATGATGATATCATTACAATGAACTTACCGTTCAACAGAGCAAACGGTAACAGTGATGACTTTATTCGTAATGTCATGTCAGAAGTTATCAAACATCCTAGTTTGATTAATCTTTACTTTTACAATTATATGTTTAATGTTGATAGTGTTATCACAACACCTAAATTAAACTTTAACGTAAGTCCAACAAATAAAAAAGTTATCGAAGTAATATCAACTGATACTGAATCTCAGACTGTATTGTATCCTGGAGATCATATTCTTACAGTTGGTACTGAAGAACTAGAAGAAACTTGGACAACAATATATGGAACTACAGTTTCAGAAACTGGTGATAGTATTGACACATTTATTATTAATGATATTATCCCAGAAATGTCTGGTAGTATATCTAAAGTTGTACGTGGTTACAGAACACGCTTTGAAGATATTGAAATTCAGAATATCAAACAAGAAAAAATTGAAGACTTATCAGTTGACTCTTTCAAAATTAAATACATCCCAGAACCAGATACAAATAAATGGGCATGGTATGTACATGATGATGTTACAGAACCTGAATTAATTGATGGTGAAGATGTTTTTATAACATTCACATATAAAGCAGGCGCAAGACAGAATGAAGCAGAGTATGTTGCTAAGTTTACAGGTAAGAAAGTTGTATTTGAGAGTGAAGACCAAGTTAAGTTCTTCTATAGTAACAACAAGTTTATTGTTGACAACGAAACTAATCTAATAGAACGTGACATTATACTTTTTAACTATTATAATACTATAACATCTGGTGGTCAAGCACAAACTACCGGCGAAGATATGATAGTTAATATCGGTACAGCACCAGTGACAAATGTTGTAGATAATAATGGAACTATAACATTCGACGGCGTATACAAAAATACAGGCGCTGAATTGACAAATGACTTTGTTGAAAATATGAATTGTTATAACCCAACATCTACACGACATGTATTAGTGTCACCTGTGGGCCTTGAATATCCAGTAACACCTACGTCACCAAGCAGTACTACAGTTATAGGTAACTCGCCATCTTACACGGTTTCTTATGAGTTAGACAATGCTTCTGAAATAGTTGGAACAGTTATTGATACCGGAGAGAATCCTGCTGTAGAAACTACAAATGAATATGTTTATTCTATAAATCCAGCAGTAATAAGTGAAGAAATCGATTCATGTACATCTGCCAAAAGTTATACAACAACATATAATGAAGTACAACTAACAGATAACTCTTTCAAAGGTAAAGTTAGTACACAGTATTTCAATCAAGCACAATCATCTAATAATTTTGTTTGGATTGATGAAAACCATCTACCAACAGGTGAAACATTAGACACCGCAGTTGCTCCAATGGTTGGTGTACAAACCGAATACTTCATTCAAAACAACGGTGGCGTATATACATTTACATTCCCAGATATGGTACAAGATGGTTGGACCATCGACAACCTAGACGGTGATATTAGATGGAAACAGTTTGCTTATGGAGAAGCAAACTTTTCTAGTACACAATCAATAACTGCAGATAACATCATCATTAAAGATCCTAGCGGTACTATTATAGACAATGCTCATACCGAATTTAGAAAAAATGGTAACGATCATAAAATTATATTCTGGACTATTAATCCAGGTATCGGATCAGTGCTAGATATATTCATAGCAGGTTCTGGTGATGCTGATTTAACAACATTCACGGTGCGTGTCGAAAGAACAGTTGAAGAAGTTTCTACAATACAAACAGCAGTTGAGACATATGATGAGATTGAAAGCTATATCTACGATGAGTTCATAACAAATGAAGGTTATGTGGACTATCATAAAGTAAAACTATATGCTTCTGACACATCACGTGATCCTCATGGTGTTCTACAAGTATTTGTTAACGTTGATAGTAGTAATTCTTTAAGTGACATAGGTGATGTTTCTATACTAGAATTTACACATATTGTACTTGAAACATATATGGTCGATGGTAAAACATATGAAAGAGTTTCTGATTCTGTAATAGCATATGATGAAAATACAAATGATGAAATACCAAAAACAGCACTAATACGTTTCTTAATTGAACCAACAGCTACAGACTTAGAAGATGGTATTTGGCAGAAGCGTGTCGCAGGTGTTTGGACAACAAACTTTGATTATGTTGATATCGCACCTGGTAAAATTGAATATGATGGTGTCAAGTACAGAGTAGTTAACGGTCGTTCATATGTAGAAGACAAATTTATGAGCTTCAGATGGGATCATTTTGCTGACGAAGACAAGAGAATTGATCCAAGTACAAGTAACATTGTTGATATCTATGTTCTTTCTGCTGACTATGTTCGCAGAGTAAATACTTGGATTTCTAACGGCTTTAGTGAAGTTATACCACAAGCACCAAACAATTACGAACTAAGAAAAATGATGGAATCAATTGAACCTAAAGCAATGATTTCTGATCACATATCTTACATACCAGTTAAATTTAAATATCTGTTTGGTAAGTACGCACATCCAGAAAATCAAGCTGTATTCAAAGTAGTTAAGAAACCTGAAACTGCGTTCACAGATAGTGAAATCAAAACAGCAGTTTCAGCAGCAGTTAACGAATTCTTTGATATTGACAACTGGGACTTTGGTGAAACATTCTACTACTCAGAATTAGCTTCTTATATTCATAATAAGCTACCAAATCATATCAGTTCAGTTGTTATCACTCCTAAATACGAAACTACACAGTTTACAAACTTACTAAGTATTAGTAGTGAACCAACAGAAATATTCTTAAGCGTCACAACATCAGAAGACGTAAAAATCATTTCAAATATCGTATCAGACGAACTAGTAGGTGAATAATAATGGCGAATAAAATATATGACCTTTTACCGGTACATTTAAGAAATAAAGAACTGCAGACTATGTTCGACAGTACTTTAGACAGGGCATTTTCTAAAGGACAAGTTGATAAAGTAAGAGCGTTTATTGGTAGAAAAGAAAAAGGTATCTATAAAGAAGACGATGCTTATGTTTCTTTCCCTGAACATCTTTTTCAACGAGACAACTATGGACTAGAACCTGTTTTCTCTAATGTAGACATTGGTGACAATATATTTTATGATGACTTACTAAACTCACTTTATAATAAAGGTGCGTTAATTAATGACCATAGAAGACTATTCAAGTCTGACACTTACACTGTAAACTTACCTATAGATAATGATAAGTTCATAAACTGGGAACTATACTATTGGGTTAAACCAGGCTTCACTACAGATTTCGCACTATATTCATTCTATCAGGATATTGATGGTGTTTATTGGAGAAGAGAACTACCTGCTATAATCAGAGATGAACCGGGCACGGGGCTACTTGATGCTAACGCAAAGCCTATTGATACGTATGGGTCAACTGGTGATTATGCGGTTGTAATATCTAATAATGAAATCGTATATTGGGTAAGATTAGAAAACGAATGGGTTGTTCTAGGTTCTCCAGACTGGCATAAAAACTGGCCTGTCGCAACATCAACTCAAAATCCATCATTACCTGACGGTAATGTTAAATTTACATTGGGTAATAAAGCAACAGCTAGAATTTCAAATTTAACACAAACATCTCCGGTCAGATTGCATGTTCACAATGATGATACGCATATACATGATGACCATATTATTTTAGATGGAAATAAAATAAAACTGACATTAGCACGTGGGCTAACACAACTTAATGACCAAATGTTTTATGTAAAAGAAATTTCTAAAGATGTTTATGAATTATATAATGATCCAGCAATGTCATCTCCTGTTGATGGTACGGCATTTAGTGCTTATGAAGATGGCGGTATTGTAGAGAGACAGGACGAACTAGAATTCTCTACAGTTGATGGTCTTGGAAATTCAAAATATGCTAACCTACAAGAGTTTGTAGATGAATTAAATCTACTAGGTGCTTCTATTGGAATATCAGCAACACTAGACGATGGATATGTCAATATATTTAATGATGGTTCCATCAACTCAGTTGTAAATCTGACAGGTTTTTCTAACTTGGGAATAGAAGATGGAAAATATAGAGCTAGGGATTTCTCACAAGGAGCTGATAGACCTAAAAATCCATTAGTAGGTGATACATTTGTTGACACAGACGAATTACGTGTTACACTTAATATAGGAAATAATACATATCAGTTAACAGATAAAGTATTTGATCCATATAATGTAGAAGTTAACCCATATGCTTTACGTTTTGTAAAACCAGATGAAGGTATACTACATGTAATTGAATACAAAACAAACTCAGAATTTACAACTCCGGATTGGGAACAGTATCTATTATTAGAAAATATTTTTATTCTTGGTAATTCAGAAGACATACATTATATTACTATAGATAAAGATACTGACTACTCCACGATTACTAACTGGTGGAGTGATAGAAACTCATGGTATCATTATGATGATATTAGAAAATATATCACAAGTCAAAATAAAAACTTTATTGAACAAGCAAAAAGACCGATCATTGAATTTGATAAGAGACTAGAACTTAGTGATGAAAGTGCTACAGCAACAGATTTTGCTGTGCCTACATTTAGACTTTATAATGATGAAGAACAGTATCAATCAGATTATAAAATTTTTCATTATGTAGAAGATGACGATGTTTTACAAGATCCATTTCTTGGAATCAAAGCAAAACTACAAGCAGGTGATTATGTAAGTGAATTCTTATTTAACATTGATATGCCAATTAATATGTCATATAAAATTGACGAAACATATCAACCTCTTTATATTCTTTCTGAGTTCGATTATAGAAACTTAAGACATGAGTATGGTTTCGGAACACATGAAAAATTAGAGTTATTACAAGAACCTAAAAACTTTTATACCATTGACGTTTATCTGGAAGGTATAAAACAAATAGGAAATTATACCTACAACGATAACGTCATTACATTCAATAAGCCAGTAGAAGGCTATGTGTACGTTGACTTCACAACACGTGAAAACGTTATCGTTGACGGTGATGGAACTTGGCAGCGTATCGATCCATCTATTGAATTTAATCCAGATAATTTAGACCATAACAATGTTGAAATGTCATTCTCAACAGTGTACGAACACTTGTTAAGAATTGTTGAGACAACAGAAGGCATTGAAGGTAACCCTAACGCTTCAAACACTTATAGAAAAATAGGTGATAATACAGACAAGTTAAGATTTAACAAGTTTGGTAGTGTTATGGTTAAGAATTCTATTGATATCACTAAAGCATATTTTTCAATCACACGTGATGACTATGATCCTTTCGCATCATTAGAATATATTTCATTAGCGTATGGCGGTTATAAAAACAAACTTGTAACGAACATTAGAGAAATTCTTAATGATCCAGACTCTGATTCTAAAACAGATGAAATAATTTTAGAACAAGCAATAGCAGAGATTGCGTTAGCGAAACGTGAAAGTATCAATGTGTTTGGCGGAAGCGATATGATTAATATCGGTGATACACCAAATCACTACATTACAGCTAATGTATCTCCAGTATCAGTTGGATCTAAAATTCAGTTTATTCCAGATAGTATCGCAACTGAAGTGGTTTACGATGAAAATATCAGCGTATTCATTAACGGTGTACTTGAGAAAAACTATACAGTTCTAAACGGCGTTGAAATAAGTTTTGAACGTGAAATGACAGCAGATGATGAAATCGAAGTAAGATATTATAAACTTATTAAAGAATCATTTATTCCTCCAAGTGCTACTAAGTTAGGTATACATACGTTGTATGATCCTAGATTCGAAGAAGATACAGAGTTTGAAACCGCTACAACATTCTTAGTTGGGCACGATGGTTCTAAAATGCCTATATGGGGTGACAGAACAGATAGTATCATGCTTATGTTTGAAAAGTTAATCTATAATCGTATAGACAAAACTACAGATAATCTAACAATGAAAAATATCAAGTATGGTATTTACCGTGATGCTACTATTGAGTATTCATTTAATGAGAAAAAATATACAATGTTCCCATTCTTTAAAAAGTGGATGGTAAGAAATAGTATTGACAATATTTTTAATACTGATTTTGATCCTGATAACTGGAAGACTTGGAACTATAGAGGTGTAAACGATAATACTCCGGGTAATTGGCGTGGATTGATGCATTATGTTTACAGAACTGAAAATCCATTAAAAGAACCTTGGGTAACAGTAGGCTTTAGTAGACCTCCTGAGGGGTTTGAGCTAGATGAACAGCGTTATACTACATATGAATTCTGGTCGAAGCTAAAAACAGATTACAATGCTTACTGGCCAATTCCACTAGACACTGATAATAATCTGTTAACAGTAGAAGAACTATTCTTTGGATCACAAATATCAACAGATGACATTCAATTCTTAGACCAAGACTGGGAGTTCGGTGACGGATCTCCTATCGAAATGGCTTGGAGACGTAGTAGTGAATTCCCATTCATTGAATTCTTATGTTCAATGATTATGAAACCGTTTGAAGTTATTGATAACTGGTCAGATGAACTTGATGCTATTATTTCTATCTATCATAAGCGTGAAAGTTCAGATGTTACAGAAATTAGAAGACAAAAAGATAGTTATCAGTTTAAGCTAGGTAGTAAGTTAGGTGGCTTTGTTAACAACTTTAAACTATCAAGTGAAAATAGTTCGTTAGCTAACAGTCAATATACTGAAATTCCAACAGATAATTATGATTTGTTCATTCACACAGGTGAGCCTAATCGCAGTGAGAGTTTCAGTGCTATCGTACTAGAAAAAGTTTCACTTGACGATAAGCATCCTACATATTCGATAAACAACGTATCTGATTACACTCAAGGAACTGTTATCTTTAATCCTTCTGATGAAAAATATTATAGAAGAAAAGTTGAAACTCCAACAGAACGTGAAACTGCTGGAACTATAAACTTTGACTATACTGCTTGGACATTAATATCACAGCCTAAGATTAGAAACTTTGGTTACAGAATTTATGGATATGATGATTTTAATCCTACATTCTTTGCTATGGATTGGGATAGAACTAGCGGTGAAAAAGATTGGGCAACAAGAGGCGACGAAGCAACACTAAACGTTTGGACGCCGGGTACTTTCTATAAGAATGACACATATGTTATGTATGAAGGTAGCCCATATATTTCTTTGTCTGATCACACAGCGTCTAGTTTATTCAACGATGATTTACAAGACAACTGGAAATTACTAAAAGAGTGGCCACGTGTTAATCAAATCAGAGCAAATGGTTATAAGAAGACTCTACAAGACCAAATCAAATCCTATAACTACGGTGACGTTCTTTATAGTTTAGACGAAGTGGCTCACTTAATTATTGGTTACCAAGATTACTTAAGAGCAGTTGGATGGGACTTTACTGATATAAACAGTGAGGGTGAAAACATAGACTTTGAAAGTTTACTAATCAAGTTCTTAGATTGGTCTGCTGAAAAACATGATATAGGAGAGTTTATAACTCTAACTCCTATCCTGCTATCGGGTAGATTCTCTACACCATATGGTGTTGCTACAGTTCAGAAAGAAACAAATAAAAACTTCTACAGAGTAGTAGATTCATCAGGTAGACAAATACCAAACACAGCAATCAAATTCTATTCAGAAGGTGATGCTATTACATGGGAATCAACGATACCTGTATACGGAATGAAGATTGATATCACTGATGTAGAACATGCTTATGTGATTGATAGAGTAGATTCATATGGTGACGTAATTTATGATCCACTACACCATAATAGAAATCTAAGAATGATTATTGACTGTAATAGAACTAGTGATTGGGACGGCACACTAAGTGCTGATGGTTACATTATGTATGATAACGTGATGATACCTAACTTAGAAACAATGGTAGCTGATACAAAATATCACAGAGATACTATTGTAGATCAGTCACTTAAGAATGTCAATATCTTAAAAGCAAATCAAATAGGTTACACAAAACGTCTATATCTAAACAATCACCTTATGGAAAGAGAGTCACAACTAGAATTCTACAAAGGCTTCCTAGCAGGTAAAGGCACAGACTCAAGTGTAAACAGAATTGTAAACAAAAATTCTAACTTTAAAGATATCAAACACGAAGACATGTGGGCATTTAAGTTAGGAGAGTATGGTAACTTTAACAAAGATATTTCATCATCAAAACGTATTGATACAAAATTAATCTTTAGTGATCCATACTCGGTTGAATATACTGGTGAAACACCATTCAAATACAGAGAGACAGCAAGAACTACACCTATAAAAACAACAGGATATGTTGATTCTAAGGATGTTAATTACATTGTTAGAAATGCTGCTGTACTTGAAACTACAGTTAGTGATAGTTACTATGAAGGTGACTTAGCATGGATTCAGTTCGATAGTGAACGTGATTGGGATGTTCGCAGACTAAGTGAAATTGCTGAAATATCATACGTTGGAGAAACAAGTGATAGTCAATTATATGTGGCATTAACAAATCAGGTGGATATCGCAGATACAGTTTACTTAAAAATTACAAATGATGACATTGATCCAGAAATTAATGGATACTATTATCTAGTCAATGATGGAACAGAAGCATTCGATGATGTTACAGTTCACAAGTATCTTGTTTTTGATACAGACTATGAACCGGTAACAGTTGAGATTGATAGCACAACAACAAATTCTATATATGTACCGACATCGCAAAACATTGGTGTTGAAGCAATCGGTTCTAACAGTAATCCAATACTAATCGATGGTGAAACTCTTGTAATTGATGGTACAAGTTTTGTGTACGAAGAAGGAACAGGTGGTTCTAGTTCTGGTATTATCATAGGTGGCACAACAGCAACACCTGATCCAATTGTATCAGAGGGTGAACAGATAAGATTAGTTGTTTATGATGATGCAGGTTTGATTAGAAACGCAAATACAGTTGTGACATTTGGTGGAAACAATATCGAAGCTGTAAACAGTATTACATCAAATCAGGGAGATGTATTCTCTATCAATGGCACTAATATTACAGTTGACTTTAGTTCAACACAAAACATAGAAGCTATATCTAGTATAACAACATCTACGAGTATTGCTACTGGTACACAGTTGGGAATTAACCTAGATGGTGATGTAACAACACATGTTATCGAAGATATTGTTGTTGATGGTTCTGTAAATCCTGTGATATCAGAAACTAAATCAATTCAAATCAATGGAACAAATATTCAGTTTACAGTTCCTTCGATTACTGGATCTGATACAACAGAACAACAAACAAACGTATCAACTCCTGTGACAAGTCTGACTTTAAGCACTGATATGACAAATTTCTTACCAGGAGCTATAACAGTTGATAATGGAGTTGATGCTCCGTTTACTACAACTGCGTATACGTACTCTAATGGTGTTATAACATTTACTAGTCCAATACAAGATGGGCAAGTTGATGATGACGGAGATCCACTAACACCAGATGTTGACCAAGACGGTTTAGTATCATTTATAATTAATTTAGAAGCCCAACCGGTATCTCAACCTCCAAGTCTACAAGAAATAATTGATACAATCAATAATGGAACAGTTGATGTTGTGGCTTCAAACAATGGCGGTGCGCTAAGATTAACATCTTCACTGCCAGAATTAGAATTGAGAGGTGGTGTTCTACAAGATTTAGGAATTAGTACATCATCTGTATATTCAGATTCTAAGTTAAGTAATTTTGCTGCTGATGTTAATACAAAAACTAATGTTACATCTTACATTAATTCAAGTAATAGACTTGTAATCGCAGCAAATGGTTCACAAATGATTTTAAGTGGCAGCGGTTTCAACTCGTTTGGATTCCCAGGATCTACTTATAACTCTACTACAGAGCCTACATCTTCTAGTGTAGCACAACAGATAAACCAAGCTGGAATTTCAGGTGTCAGTGCTACAACTGTGTCTGGTAGATTAAAAATAGGATCATTGAATCCTACACTCACAGTAACAGAAGTAACTACTGGTGCTATGGGAAGATTAGGTTTCTTAAACACTACAGAAGTTTCAAGGTCATTAGATAATATCATTTCTGATATAAACTCAGTGCTATCTAATACAGATATGACAGCTACAGAAGTTGACAGAAGACTACTTATAAGCGGTAATGATAGTAGTGTATCTATAAGTAACCTGACAGGTAATCCGTTAGATGACTTTGGTATAGCAGCAGGTGAATATGTTAATACACAATCATTAAGTACATCGCTGATTGAATTTAGAGACCAAATAAATGATCAGTCTTCTATATATACAGCATCTATAACTTCAGATGGTAGATTTATTATATCTAGTTCTACACTTGCTATAAGTTTCAGCGGAACAAGTGAACTGCTACTTGAAAAATTAGGGTTGTATAGAGACTACACAAGTATTCAAAGTAACGCAAACTTTAAAGTTATGCGTTGGAAGTCGGTAAGATACACACCTGGATACAACGGTGATAACTTTGATAGCTTCTATGTAAATCTAGGACTAAACGATCAAACAACAATTTGGGCAGATGAACATAATGACAGAGGTTGGGCAGTACTTGACAGAAGTAATGTCGGAAACCTAACTGTTAAAAATAGAAAAGCACGTGAAGTAAATGTAGATTTAGTTAAACGAATGATTATACGTGATGGGACAGATTATATTCAACACCAATTATTTGATCCACTAAATCTAAAATTACCAGGAACAATTATGAAAGATATCGACTTTGTGGATTGGCAAGACCCTGCAAAGTATGATGAGTACTATTCACAAGACTTATGGTTAGATGAGCATCTTGGTGAGATTTGGTGGGATACTAATCTTGCTCGTTTCTATAGATATAATGATTATGGGGATGCTAACGGAAACATCGAAATTGATTATGTAAAAAGACATTGGGGCAAAGTAGTCGACGGTTCTCAAATTGTCATAAAACAATGGGTTGAAAATGAAGTTCTACCAGATGGTATTACATGGTTTAACCAAGAAATATATTGGGACGAAGCTAGACAGAAAGAAGTTACGAAGTATTACTATTGGACTGATTTAGGTACATTACCAAGATACAACAAAGAGTATAGCACAGATGAAATAAAAATGATTATTGAAACTGGCGATATCAAAGATAAGTTCATACCTATCGATGAAAATACTATTGTTGTTTCTAATAAAACACAAGCTAAAAACAGATGGTGGTGGGTTACAACACAATATAGTTCCGACGAAAATAAACAGTATCGTCACTCAGATTGGGAACTGTTGTCACGTGAATCAAAAGTAGCAATCATGCCTGAATACTTAAGTGATTTACAAAATAGTATTGCTGACAGTAAGATTGAAAATAGTGTTCACCTAACTGCTGGTATATATGATATTGATGATGAAGGCATTCTATTAGAAGTTGATTTCTTAACAGATTTAACTGAAGATGATATCGCAGTATCAGTTAATAATCATTTTATAGATTTAGAAGATTTCTCAATTGACGGAACTTCACTTAGAATTAATAACAACTATGATGTTATAGTTGGTGATGTTGTTAGAGTTTATCAAGTAGGAGCGATCACTAATAATTGGTTCTCAGATTTAGACTCGGCGAGAGACAACTTTAAATCTATAATCAACGACCACTTTAATAAAACTCTTATTGAAGCTAGATATCCATTCTATAAAGATTATGTGGAATTGGATCACTATATTTTTGAAGCAGTTAATTGGTATATAAACGAAGACTATAAGGATATTACTAGTTATGAATTCTTAAGCAGAACTAGAAATATTGATATGATAACAATGTTTGAAAATGGTACACGTAGTTTCAAAATTAAAAATGAAAATTACGAAGAGTATTACTTTGGTTTTGGTGAACCAAAAGAAATTAGATTAGTGAACAAAGTAAAAGGCGCACTAAGTCTAACATTTAACGACATAGAACTACCTGGTCAAACACTAGAAACAGGTGTTCCAAAATATTATGAAAACATTATTAAAGTTCAACTACATGAATTTATTAATATGATATATGAGTATTCTGATTTGTCATACATCAAAGAATTATTCTTTGGTATGTTAGATTATATGTATACTGAAAAAACATATCCAGACTGGTTGTTTAAAACAAGTTACATTGATGTTAATCTTTATAATAAACCACTAAGACAACACGCAATATATCAACGTGATTCATACAATGATACTATTGAATACTTAATGGAAGCTAAACCATATCATGTTAAGTTACGAGACATAAAGAGAATTTATGAACCAGAAGAGATTGTGGAAGCAGATGTTGACGCATTAAACTACATGAACTTACATATTGACTTTGGTAGAAATAGTAGATACAAAATTAATACATATGATGGTGGAATAGAAATGCACCCATCAGTTGAGCCAGAAGATTTCCCTGAAATGGAAGATGGTACATATGAACAAGGTGGTCTACTAAGACGTTTTTATCAAACAACAGCAGATGAAGGTGGATATGATACTGGACTAGTTGAGTCACGTATACTAGACTCTGCTATCATCAGACTTGATAATTTTACAGATGAAACAAGATTAACACTTGATAAAAAATCATTTATAGTGTATGATAATCTTGGTAGAGGTCATATGATGCATGTAGTCGAAACTGATAGTATCGATTCGTGGAATAATAACATTTTGACCGTCACCGATGAAACTAAATTTAGAAATGCTAAAGCAGAAAGTGTACAAATCATAGGTATAGAAGATCAAAATGGAAACATTGAATTCTTACATTATGACAGAAAAGAAGGCGCTGAACTTAGAATAAAAGACCGTGCGTTGTTTAATGGAATAGCTGTAAACGGGCTACAAGGAGATAAAATATATATTTTCTCATCTCCTGAGACTATGGTATTCTTGTTAGAAGAACCAGACAAAAGGTTATTATAGCATAATTTGTTAAAATGATAAATATATAGAATAAAAACTTTTTAAGAGAGACTAGAATGTTTAAAGATGATGTAAAGTCCCAAATCATAGGGACAATAAAAATTTATGACAAGGATAGTGGAAAAGTTCTTCTTCAAAAGAAGAATGCCATTCATCCTGGTAATATGGCATATGCTCTTGCTTCTGCCTTAGGCGGTCATCCAACAAGCGTTAATAGTAATGGTGCCCCACCCGTTGTTAATTGGTTAGCATTCGGTAACGGCGGCTCTAATTCAACAACTGCGCTTTCTTATCGTGCGCCAAGAGTATTTGGTACATACGATCAACTTCCTATAACTTCTAGTAACTCAACATTATATGCTAAAACATATGAACAAGAGACTGTAAATACAGTATTTCATGCTGGACAAGACATGGGAAATGGTGAAGTTGTTCCAGCGAATACAGCAAAGATACTATGTTCAGTTGAAATATCTCATACAGATTATGAGGCTGCTGTACAGGCAGTAGACCCTAATCTTTCTTTGCCTGTATCGGATAGTTCACCTGATATGGATAGTGTTAGAGCATTTACATTTGATGAGATTGGACTATTAAGTGGTGTTAAGAACGGCAATGAACTTGACGAAGACAAGACAATAATGCTGACACATGTAACATTCCATCCAGTTTTACTTTCAGCAAATAGAACGATAGTGATAGATTATACAATAACAATACAAGTAAACTAAGGAAGAGTGAATGTCGCCGCAAAGTTATCCGATTGTAAGTTACTTTAAAGCAAAAGATTATAACCAACTAGCTAACGATATTAACGAAGTCGTTGCGCTAGGATCAGGAGATGCTGGATACGGACAAGATCAATTGTTTGTGAATTTGATAACAAGTGGGACACGAATAAGTAGAAGACACTGGCTTAGATTATTTGATGCTATGAAGTTTGCAGCAGTTCATCAGGGAACTTTGTTAACTACTCCTACGACATTACTTAACGGTGACTTTAGAACTAAAGCTGAAGTTGTTGCTCATATGGCAAAGATTATGGATGACATAGAAGAGCTAAGAGCAAACAAACTAAATTATACTTTATCTAAAATGAGCATTCAAAGTAACCTAGTAAGTTCTATGAATGAATTTGTCGTATGCGAACCAGACCCCACAGATGAACAGTGGGGACAAGAAAATCAATGGTACGAATTTAGAGTTAATTTTGTTGACGCAGACTCAATGAGACACTTCTTTAATGCCGGCGGTGAAATTAGAATTGAATCAGAATTAGATCCTAACCTTCCTGATATACCTGAAGGTTATCACTTTGATACATCTGAAGGATGGCATAGACTATTGTTTGATATTGGGGTAGTGAAAATTCAACACAGCGAAACAGTATCAAGTAAGGGCGCAGGTACTCCTGGTTTAGGATATACCGGTCTTATTGGTAGCTATCAAAATGTTTACACAAAAAGAGCCAATTATATAGGTCTGCCTAATAACGCTTATGAAGTATGGGCGAAACTACATTCAGATCATCAAATTGATGTAGCAGTATATTTCTTAAATAATGAACATTTAAATACTTATGGTGGATACTGTGGTTATACAGGATACAGTGGTTATAGTGGTTATGGTGGCTACGGTGGATACAGTAACTATATAACAGGTCAAATCCAAGGTGTTCTTAGTATGAACGTTTCACAGCAAAGAGCAGACGACCCTCATCCATCACGCTTAGGTGTTATTTCACCTTCTCCAACATATCAAATTCTACACGATATGGAAGGCACTCTTTATAATCCAAATAGTCCTAATAATTAATAAATACTAATAGTAATATTAGGAGAGAGCTTTGCCACTACAAAGTACCGGACCTATTTCTATGTCCGACATCAGAACAGAATTTAGTACACGACTTCCGGAAGCTGCAAGGCCTTCTGCTACCGCAATTGCGTCTTCACAATTTTTAGCATCTATCGGTGATGTATTAGGAAAGAATACAGGTGATCCTGTGTCTTTTAGTGATTTTTACGGTTTATCTAATTATCAAATTATTCTTCCTACTAATTCATTTGAAGTATACACAACATATACTGCTACTATACCAATCGCAGATATTTTAAATGGCGCAGTTGATGAATATAGTAATAATCAAGACCCTTTGACAATCATATCTGTTTCTAACGCAGTTAATGGTACGGTTGTTCTTAGTGGTTCTAACATTGAATTTACAAGTACTGGTGGAGTTGGTGTAGCAGCAAGTTTTACATATACAGCTAGAAACTCATCTAATATTACAAAACAAGGCACTGTAACAATGAATGTTGTAGCGATACCGCCTATTATTGCTGTATCTGATACATATGATTTGAGACAAGCTGAAACTCTTTTACTAAGTTCTTCTGACCTAGTATCAAACGATATTGATGGACAGGGTTTATCACTAAGTGTATCATCTGTTCAAAATCCAACTAATGGTACATTAAGTTTAAATGGTACTACTATTGAGTTTGTTTCGACAGGGCTTTCTGGTCAACCAGCCGGATTTCAATACACTGTTACTAATGGAACAGAAACACAAACAGGAAATGTTTATATAAACATTACCCCTCTACCGGAACAAGAGTCTTATATCTATAGGGATTCCGGTGATGCTACTGCTGCTACACAAACACTTGTTCCACCAACACAACAAGACATTTTCAACAGTTGGGACAGATTTGATGGAGGAAATTATTATCCTGGCGGTACAACTCCTGGAGGGCAAGCTGCTGATTGGTATTATGATACTAATACTGAAAGTTTTGTTCAACCTACAAATACTTCTCTGGGTGGCGGGTTCATTTCACCAACAACTCACAGCGATTTTACTTTTGAAGGTACAGTATATTCTGTAGCTACATGGGATGACGATACTATCGGTCTTATTGCTGCTTTTGTGAGAGACGGTACGACCAACAAAGCACTAGTTGCTGCTCGTACAAAAGGTGGTCAACAACCAACTGGGCATTGGGGGGTATTTTATACTGAAAATGGACCATGGTTGCCTCAGTATGTAATAGCAAATATATCATTTACAACTGGTTCAACAGTTTCTAATGCTTGGTATCCAGATCAAGCACGAATAAAAGTACAAAGACAAGGTGACACATTTAAGTTTTATACAACACATTGGAACGATCTGGAAAACTATCAAATCTCTTCAGAGATAACTGTAGATTTAGATAGCGATCCACGATTGGCAGTATTTAAAGGCGAAGCCCCATATGGGTATTATAGCCACTCTCAAGGTGGTAGTACATATGCTGATATTAATTTTACAGGTGGTCTTGATGCTAATATTCTTATTGACGCACAGACTGGTATCGTTTATGAATGGAATGGGTCTTCTTGGGTTGATAGCGGCAGAACAATACAAGACGAAATCGGTTACACTAGAAAGGTTACAAATCCAGCGAACGGACAAAGATTTATTGTTAAAGAAACAGAAATTGTTTATCTTGGTACATCCGTTGGTGCAACATTCAATGCTACTAGAATACTAAACGAAGAACAAAACATTATCATAAATTCTGTTAATGGTGGTACAGGTGCTGGTAGCGGAGTTCAAGTAGTAGGGCTATTCCAGTCTGGTATAGAAGAAACAAATCTACTAAACGGTCTTCCTACTCTTAACACAACTAGTGCGTATTCAAGCAATACAAACAATGTCGGTTCAGGAACATACTTTAGTGATAATGGATTAGATATATCTACATTAAGTTTAGTGGGTGGGGTCGTAGCATTTGCAAATGGTACAATAGGCCAAATCACTGGTGTTACTGACTCATCTATATCATATTCTCCAACAACAGACTATACTATTTACGATGAAGTAATATAGTAGTTGACAACAAAAATCATATAGTGTATAATTGTAGTATTATATCAGGAGTACACGTATGGCTAAGAGAAAACCATCGAATGATGATTTAAATAGAAACTTACAAAAAGAAAAAATCGAAAATGCTCTTCATATGAAAAACGCTATGAAGACCTTTAACTTGAATAAAGAAAACATCAAAGCTAAAGTAGATAATTTATTGTCATACAGTATGAATGGAGGTACATTTGAAGTATCGCCTGAACTTATAGGTTTTGTTAACTTTATAGTTTCATCTGGTAGAGAAGAGGCTATTATACTTGACAAGAATAGACTACCTATAATCATTAATAACACAAAAGAATTTTTAGATAAAATTTCAGATGTATACTTTTTTGCTGTAAATGAGTATTACTTGGAATACGAGCAATTAAGAAGCTCCAGAAGGATTGATGTGGCACTAGAATTATAATGAAGGGTATTTTATTATTTGCACAAAACAATGATTACGTTGACTACGTAAAGATAGCTTGCGCAAGTGCTGGCTATGCTAGAAAGAATTTGTCTGGATTTGATGAAATTTGCTTAGTCACTGATGTACATTCTGAGTATGATGAAGAATTGGTAAGTCGTGCGTTTGATAGAGTTATCACATTAGACAATCGTGGGTTTTATACAAATAGACTATACCGTGATACAGCAGATGATACAGAATATGCTAAATTTATAAACGCAAGTAGAAGTTCTGTTTTTGATATCTCTCCATACGCACAAACACTAGTAATAGATTGTGATTATTTTGTAATGAGTAACGCACTAGACGGTGTTTGGGATAGTCATAATGATTTTATGATTACAAAAAGTTATAGGGATATATCCGGCGGAGAAGATAAAGATAATAACGTGGTAAAAATAGACGATTATTCAATTGATATGTATTGGGCGACTGTGTTCTATTTTAGAAAAACAGTATTTACTGAAAGTCTATTCAGTATGATACATAATGTTAAAGAACATTATATGTATTACTACAACTTATACAATTGTGAAGGCGCACTATTCAGAAATGATTATGCGTTTTCAATTGCTCTTCATATTTTAAATGGTAATGTAAAGTATACAGTTCCAGAACTACCTATAAAATATCTTATGAATAGCTATGATACAAATGACATATACAAGGTTAGCAGCGAAAAGGAAATGGTTCTTACAACATCTACTCTTAAGAAGTCTAAAGAATGTGTACTAAGTAGATTTAAAAATTGTGACCTTCATATTATGAATAAGCGTTCTATTGAAAGACATATGGATAGCTTATTGGAATTTGGAGGCTTGGCATGAGTAGAGGGTATATTGTTATAGTTCAAAATAACAAAAAGCATGACTATCTAAGAATGACATATGCGTTAGCATTAAGTCTTAAAGCAACACAACGTGAAAACTCTATTTGTGTATGTGTAGATGAATACACAAAAACTTTAATTACTGATAAACATAGAAAAGTGTTTGACCATATTGTAGATATTCCGTGGGAAGATGAAGCAGATGAATCTACTTGGAAGATAGAAAACAAGTGGAAGTATATTCACATGTCTCCATATGATGAAACTATTATACTAGATAGTGATATGATATTCACTCATAGTGTTGATCATTGGTGGGATTATCTAGCGCAAAAAGATGTTTGGTTGTGTACAAATGTAAAGACATTTAGAAATGAAGAAGTAACAAGCGACTTCTATAGAAAAAAGTTTACGTCACTTGATTTGCCAAATGTTTACAGTAATTTCTCATACTTCAATAAATCAGAGTTTGCATATGATTTTTTCAAAACTGTAGAAAAAATTATGACAAACTGGGAAGATGTGTATGAACAGCATCTACGTGGAAGCGGACAAGATTGGATGAGTGCTGATATCGCATATGCGTTAGCAGTAAAGTTTATGGATATTGAAGAGTTAGTGTGCGACTACAGTATTAAATCATACCCAACATTTGTGCATATGAAGAGTCATATACAAAATATACCCAAGCATAAAATATCTAACATTTGGAATACTGATATATTTTCTAACGTAGCAGACGATTTAACATTAACTGTTGGAAATTTTGAACAAATTTATCCATTTCATTATGTTGAAAAAGATTGGCTAACACATAGTATCATAAAAAAGTATGAAGGTGTGGTACTATGATTAAGAGTATTAAAGAAATAGATTGGAATACTGAGTTCAAAATCATCCACTTTGATGACCGAGGGGTTATACTTTCAATCGATAATAGAATTTCAGAAGAACCTGGTGTACAACACGCATATTTTGAAATTAAAGATATTATGGGGTTAGTTGTAGGCACGGAAAGATTGCGTGACTATAAAGTATTCTACGATAGTAAAACTTTGAATCATCATCTAAAAAAATTAACAAGTGAAGAATACAAGTCTAATAACTTGACAACATATGTTAAGAAGATAGAACGTACTGACAATCCAGAAGTAATCGTAAAGATTGTGGATGACGGCATAACAATACGTGCCACAGATTTATTGCGTGATTATTTTGTACCAGACGCTTCTGAAAAAGTAAAAATAGGTGGTAAATTAGATCACCGTTTTTACATCACATTAAAAGACGAACCTGAGTTTATAGTAGAAGATTTGAAAATTAAGTTTTCAGAGATTCTAACAGGCAAAGAGATACACATTAACTACGAACATAAATATGACATAAGTGTTTATACACGTTATGTTTTCAGTACATATTCATTAGGAGATTAAAATGACAATTTTGCGGGTAGCTGAGACAGATGTTTTTTATCTAAGCTATGATGAACCCAACAAAGAAGAACATTGGGCAGATGTTTTGCGTAAATGCCCATGGGCAAAAAGAGTAGATGGCGTTAAAGGATTTGATAACGCACATAAAGCATGTGCTAGGGCAAGCGAAACCGATAGATTTATCACAATTGATGGTGATAATATAGTTGACAAAAAGTTCTTTGATTTAGAACTAGTCTTTCCTGAAAAAACAAATATTTCACGTTCTATTATTTCTTGGGGTGCGAAGAATGTTGTTAATGGTTTAGTTTACGGTAACGGCGGAATCAAATGTTGGCCAGTAGACTTGGTACTAGAAATGAAAACCCACGAAAACGCAGAAGACGAAACAAAGAAAGTTGACTTCTGTTGGGACTTAGATTATGTTCATATGAACAACGTATATTCAATGGTGTTTAACGCAGGTTCACCTTTCCAAGCATTTCGTGCCGGTTTCCGTGAAGGTGTTAAAATGTCACTTGATGAAGGTAATCGTGTAAAGCCAGAAGAGTTCAAAGACAGGTTATGGCCAAAGAATTATGAACGTCTTTTGACATGGTGTAATATAGGCGCCGATGTTGAAAACGGGCTTTGGGCTTTATATGGTGCTAGATTGGGATGTCATGATGTTTGTTTTAAAGATGACTTTGTGTTAGAATGTATATCTAGCTATGATTGGTTTAATGATTATTTTTATAATGAGATATTCCCACAGTATGAAGGTGGAGATGAGATTTGCACTTCAACTAGATTAACATGGGACTATGATACATTATACGAAGATGTATTAAGAGTAGGCGATACACTAGCAGACGATATCGGTATGGAGATTTGTGATCCAACCCCAGAGGTTGCTCAATTCTTTAAGAAGGTATATACAAATCCAAAACGTGTTGCTAATCCACTAGCAACAGAAAAATCGACTGGTTGGGATAGATAGGAGCTATTATGCCATTAGGACCACAGAACTTTTATAATAGACTAGATCATCACCATGAAGAATGTAAAGATTGGGTCGTAGTTAATTGGAATTTAGGCAACATGTGTAACTTTACATGTTCTTATTGTCCTAGTATTCTTAACGACGGTAGCTTTGGATGGAATGATTTTGACGTAGTTAAAGGTTTTATCGATGAAGTTGTTGAGCATTACTCTCCTAGAACTGTATATTTTGAATTTACAGGCGGTGAAGTTACACTATGGAAAGACTTTGTTAAGTGTGCTGAATACATTAAAGAAATAGGACATGATATAGGATTTATCAGTAACAGTAGTAGAACTATAAGATGGTGGGAGAAGAATAAAGAAAAGTTCGACCACGTGTGTTTAAGTTTTCATCCAGAAGAAGGAAATCCAGAACACTTTTTAGAAGTTGTTAAAATTATGAGTCAACAGTGTAGAACACATGTTAATATTATGATGCATTACAATCCTGAAATCTGGCCTACTTGTGTAGACGTTGCCGAAAAAGTTATTGAAATACCTAATATCTCATTAGCACTACAGCCGTTGATTATTGATTTTGGTGAAACTCTTTACTCTTACAGTGAAGAACAAATCAAATATATCGATGACCAATGGAAACTGTTGGGTAGTAAAATCAAGTATGATAAGCAGTGGAAGATATACCGCGGTAGTATGGATATGTGTGACGATGTGAATGATTTAAAGCAGAACAGCAGCGCACATAGATTTATTAACGATAAAACAAATGACTGGGAAGGCTGGTATTGCTGGAGTGGCATAGAACAGATTGTTGTAGATTTTGACGGAAGTGTTATGATCGGCTGGTGTAGAGTTGGTGGTGCATTTGGTAATATGAAAGACCCTAAGAATATCAAGTGGCCTAGAAAACCTACTATGTGTACAAAAAGTATGTGTCATTGTAACTTTGACATTATGAGTAAAAAAGTATTACCTGCTGATTGTTATGAGGTTTTGGAAGATGCCGATTAAAGAAGATCCAAGCATCCCACTAGACAATAAGCAATTGCGTTTGTATGGTTCGGATGGCAAGTTCATTAGAATGAGTGTAGACGAAGCGATTGCTAGAGGTCATAACTCTTGGAAGGGATGGAAGTGTAGTGCGGGTGTCCGAGGACTTTATATTGATTACGACGGTAACATATGGAATGCAAACTGTGCTAGTAGCCACAGAAATAGTAGCGCACATTATAATACAGTTGTAGAAGAATGGAGACTTGAACGTGAACGTGTTTTTGGTCCATATCCTCATATTGAATGGTATAATGAAAATACAGAAGGGGGTTGGCCTCTTCCAAAAATAGGCTGGGAAACTTGTGAACAACACGTAAAATTACAGCAGACCCTAAAAGAAACTGAAGAAGCATTCTTTAGTAATTTAGGTAGAAATATGATAAAAGAAAAAATAGATACAACTGCTAGTGCTTGGAAATGGGAAAGTACACTAGATGATATAACAGACAATTGGGGTCTATTAGGTAATATCCGTGAAGGTATAGATATACCCGAAGAGTATGTAGTATGTCCATTTAATAATTGTGGCTGCGGTGCTGATGTTATATTAAGTAAAGCAAAAACAAAAAAGCATATAAAGTTTTTAGATGTGACTCATAACGGTTATTCTGGAACGGAACGAGGTGGCGATGATTACACAGCACAATCTATTGACAAAGGAGTCGCTGTAGAAATGAACTTTCCTATACCATATCAGATATTATGGGATATTGGTAGAAGATGTAATTATGCTTGTGATTATTGCTGGCCAGCAGTTCATAGTAACACAGAAAGATTTCCTACATATGAATCAGTTATCGAAACGATAGATATGATTATTGAACATTGGAGCGGCGGAGATCAAATCAGATGGAACTTTGGTGGAGGAGAGCCTACAATGCATCCTCAATTTATTGATATCTTAAAGCATTTGAAATCTAAAAATCAATGGACGCTGGTAACTACAAATGGTAGTCGCAGTACTAAGTTTTGGCGTGAGGCAACACAGTATATAAATAGTGTCAATATGAGCGCACATTTTGCTAGTATGGATTTATACCGTGGAAACGAAGACAGATTTATCGAAAATTGTAAAATAATCATGCAGCACCATGATGATGTTGATGATGATCTATGGTTAGAAATTAAACTTATGACCCCTCCAGGATTTTTAGATAGAGCGCAAAAACTAAGAGATAGAATTTTAAACATACCACAATGGCATACCAATGGTGCAAATGGAAGAATGAAAGGTACTCTTAGTTTGGTACCAATCAGAGATATAAATGATGCTAGTAGTCTTGTAAAATATAGTGATAACGAAATAGAATTTTTTAAGGAACAGTAAGAATGAGTGATGTAGATAGTAGATTTGATCTGAATCCAGACATATACAGAACGCCTGAGCAACGTATAGACATGATTCTAGATCCAGATTGTCCACGTGAGGTACTTGAAATTGTAGCAACATTTGATGAAGACCAAGATGTATTACTTAGCGTACTTAGATCACCAATAATAGATGATGATATAATAGATATTGTAAAAGATAGACTCGGTGAGGTTTACAATGATTTATTAGAATCTAAATTACTAAGAGAAGCAGACCAAAGTTCATTCTGTACTATTCCATGGATCCATGCTGGTACTAATGCGAATGGTAGTATTCGTGCTTGTTGTCAAATGATATACACGGATGAGTCATCTAATGTAGGACTTATTGAAAAAGATGATGGTACGTTATTGAATTATAATGATAAGATAAGCAGAAACAGAAACGCAAAATTTTGGAAGATGTTGCGAAGTGATATGTTGAAAGGTAAAAGACCATCTGCGTGTAAATTATGTTTTGACGAAGAAGATGCTGTGCCGTATGGCATGTCAAGAAGAAAATATGCCAATAAACATTTTCCAGATGTAGTACTAAATGCATATGAAAAAACTAAAAAAGATGGAAAAATTAAAAACAAAGATTTTCCTATTAGATGGTGGGATCTACGTTTTGGTAATAAATGTAATTTAAAATGCAGGTCTTGTGGTCCATCAAATAGTGATTTGTGGTATAAAGATTATATGGAAATGGTAGACAGTAAAAAATCTGATAAACCATTTACAATTGATTTAGACGGAGAACATGCTGAAATCATAACAAATTCTAAAGGTCAGGTTGAGATACCTCATATGAAAAGTTGGTATGAAGGTTCACAACTATGGACTGATATTACAAAAAACTTAAAGTATATAGAAAGATTATATTTTACAGGAGGTGAACCTACTATCAATCATAAGCATAGAGAATTGTTAGAAATGATTGTTGAAAAAGGTTTATCGAAAAATATAGAGTTAGAATATAATAGTAATATGGCTGCGAGTAGTAAGAGCTTTTTCGATCTTTGGGCACAATTCAAAAAAGTAGTAATAGGGATGAGTCTTGATGGTATGGATAGTCATTTTGAATACATACGAAATCCTGGAAAATGGAGTAAGACTGAAAGATTACTAAAAGAGTTAGATACTGATCCCAGACTTGATAATTTAGAAGCTAAAGTTACTTTAACTCTTAGTATTATGAATGTGTTTCATGTACCAGACTTTATGTATTGGATAAAAGAACAAAACTTTAAGCGTCTTAGTAATGAAATGCATATACATTTAGTATTTGGTCCAGAGCAATATTGTATACAAAATTTACCTACATATCTTAAAAAAGAAGTAGAGGATCTATATAATAGATTTATAACTCATATCTGGAAAAGATGGCCAATCGACACTTGTACACAACATGATATGATATGGGCAGGTATTACTGAAACTGCTTTAAAGCAAGCGTTAGGACAAATGTGGGCAAAAGAACAAGACCCTAATATGTGGGAAAAATTTAAAAGAGACACAATTAGACTTGATAAAATAAGAAAAGAAGACTGGAAAGAAAGTCTACCAGATTTAGCGGCAGCAATAGGAAGAATGAATGACGCAGAGAAACGAAAGCAAAGAACAAA